ATGCTCAACGATACAAAGCTCAAAAAACTAAAACCAATGGAGAAGGCATACCGAATTGCCGATCAAGGCGGTCTATGTATTGAAGTCCGTTCCACCGGCGCAAAGCTCTGGCGTGTTCGCTATCGTTTCGCTGGCAAGGCATCCATGATCAGTCTGGGTGAATACCCTATTGTTAGCCTGGCTGAAGCACGGCAAAAGCAGGAAGAAATTAAATCGCTGCTCGCTAACAACATCGATCCGGCTGTACATCGCCAGCAGGAAAAAGCCAGCATGTTGTGTGATGAGAATAGTTTTGAAGCCATTGCCAAAGAATATGCCGCTAATCGCCTGCAGGATAAATCTCAAACCTATATCGATGCCTTTCACCGGGCAATGGAAAAAGACATTTATAAAGTGATTGGTCACAAGAATATTAAAGATGTCACCTCTGCCGATGTTCTGAAGATCATGCAAAATACGGTGAAACGGGTTAAAGGTCAGGATAACCATGGCACTGGTGAAGTGACCGCGATTGAAAACAGAAAGAAGGTTGGTTCTGTGATGCGGTATGCCATTGCAACATTAAGAGCCGACAATGATCCAACTTATGCAGTCCGTGAAGTCATCGCACGACCAGATGTAGAACATGCCAGACCATTAACCCTGACCGAAAGGAAAATGTTTAGAGCACGGATTGATAGTTATGGCGGTGCTGAGTCGACTGTGAATTCGATCTTGTTCCTGTTTTACACCATGCTTCGTACGATTGAAGTGCGGCGTCTGCAGTGGTCATTTATCGACTTTGAAAACCGCATTATTACGTTTGAAAAGCAGTCTAGGGAACAGCTTAAAAAAGGCATGCGCCTGACTAAGAAAAATAGAACCCATGTTGTTCCGATGTCAGAGCAGGTGTATCAGTTGTTGCTTAAACAAAAGAAGCTTACTGGCCGCAAAAAGTATGTTTTTGAAGGTGTTTATAATGGTGGAATGATGCCAGCAACGACAATCAATAGAGCATTGCAGTACATTATGCAGAACGTCACTGCACATGATTTCCGTGCTACAGCATCTACCCTGCTGAATGAACTTGGCTATGATGAGAAGTGGATTGAAACGCAGCTGGCGCATGCGGATGAGAATAAAACACGTGCCACCTACAACCATGCTAAATACTTAGCGGATCGCAGGAAGATGATGCAGGATTGGGCGGATATTGTAGATGGATGGAAGCAATAAAAGGGAATAATTATGGGCTACGATTACCCCCACTATATAAAGAAGAATGGCAAATATTTGGCCTATCGGATCCAGACTGATGAGTATGATTTCTGGGAAGTGTCAGACGTGGATGCCATGTATTCTGGTGGCTGGTATTGGGATAGGGATTTTGAGAAAGCTAAACAGTTTTATAGCAAGTATGAGGCTGAGAAGTTTTTGAGAGATAAGCGCGGGGAGTTTTGGGAAGGTGTGGAGATAACAAGACAATGAAAACATGGACCTACTTTTATATAGTGCACACGATAAAGAATGGAGAAATTTTTAGGAAGGAGCCGGGTTGGGCGGTGGTTAAGTAAATGTAGCTAAAGCCCTCACTTCGAGAGCTTTTTTTAATGGGTTATTTTTAGCTCTGGAAACTCGGGCGTTTCTGGCTTTTCGATCTGATAAGTTACACCTTGATAGATTGGACTTTGATTCTTATCGTTTTCCAATCTACTCTCCAGATTTGCCAAGAATAAAGTGATTTTAAAATCTATTTCAGGATCTTCCCAATTTCCTTCAAAAAATGTTTTATCATTCAAGATAATTTGGAAATCTTCACCGCTCTGGCGCATCCCCAAAATTACTTGATACTTTGATGCCAAACTTTGAAGGCCTAGGGCTAAATTTTCTCTCATTTTTCTGACTCAATATTGTTTTCTCTATTGTATTTTAAATGCAAGAAAATAAGAACCCAGTTGATATGCCCTCACTTAGAGGGCCTTCACACATATCCCCACATTCACATTCGTTGTAATTGAATGAGCTGTGCAGCCTGAGAGCAGGAGGCACAGCAAAATAATTCTTACACCCATAAGCGCAGCTTCGTAAGATGCGCTTTACGATCAGCAAGGCCATTGGTGCCACCATTGATCCGGCGCGTAATGGTCAACACATCGTCTTTATCAGCCAAGGCATTTAAGCCATTATCAGACCAGAACTTGCAAGCAACCATTAGGCCGATGCTCGGAATGGCTACAATTTCAGGATTGTTTTCAAAGTCTATGCCGAGCTGCTGCCCATACTTGCGATAGTTGGTACGGCCAGTCAATTGGATTGGGCCACGACCTTTAAATCGCTTCCCATCCCCCACCTGCGTATTACCTAAATCCTTTCGGCCTTCGTACGCGGCACCAGATGCAATTTCTTCCATGTATCGAAAGTTGCCCGACTCATGTGCAAGTTGTGCAAGGAAGTGAATCAATCGAAGTGAATTATCCAAGATGCCATAGGTCCGCATGTGAATATTGGCAGCCAGACCAAGTTCTTCAGCACGCGCTTGACTGGCACCTAGTTTTTTAAATACTGCAGTCAATGTGTCACGGCCAATAATGCCATCATCGTGCACACCTACTGCCATTTGGAGTTTCTTAATTTGAGTGGTGTTCATTGGGTACCACCATCTTTAACCAATTGTGGCTGCTTTGCCAATCGAGCCAACTGCCCTGCAATCACCAATAATAAACCAATCCACTTGATAGTTTGCGGACTCAGGAATGGGAAATATTCTGCTGCGTAGATCATCCACCAGGTAGTAATTTCACTGCTATATGCAAACCACGCGGACAATAAAAAAGCGCCTAAAGCGCTCAATTGGATGGACCAGAATTTATACCACTGTCGGGCATTTTCTACTAATTTCATTTTGTGTCACTCATGTAGTTGCGTTCATAAAGTTTGTTGCGGATTTCTTCCACTGTTCTTAAAAGCTGATCAGATTGCTTTTCAAGGACCTGAATTTTTTGACTATTCGCCATTGCTTGTGCATTCACTGTGTCGGTTTTGGCAGTTTGATTGTTCCAGGCGGCAGCAAAGACACCTATGATTGCAATGCCGCCCCAGCGAACCAGATTGGTCACACTATCTATTTTGGTTTTACTTTCATGCAGCACCCGGATCTGCATATCGACTTCTTTGTGCCTTACCTCAGCATCCATTCGCAGCTGCTTTATATCAGCTCGAATACTTGATTTTGTTCGGTCTAGATCTGCTTCAAAATCCCCTTTTGCCTGTTGCAGGTTGTTATCCAGGTGTTTTTGCTTTTCCTGAAGCTGATCAAACTGCATGCTCATTCGGTCGATCTTTTGAGGCACATCAGCCAATTTTTCCATACTTTGCCGCAACTGATTGATGTTGTCTGAAATTGCGTAAAGTTGACTTGGTGTTATTGGTGGTGGATCAGATGAGTAGTCATTTGACATTGCGCCCCCCTAAATTTTGGTAATAAAAAAGCACCCGAAGGTGCTATAACTGGACTGCTTCAACTTGTTCTTTTGTTTCAGCATCAAAGATGAGTTGTCTTGCAATACGCCCTCTTTCGTGAACGCTTGCGATATGGGCTTGTAATGCTGCATAGAGTTGCTGCAACTGTGATGCACTTAACTCAGCCGTTGTATTGTCAGCTAAAGTCCAGACTTGATCTACACCAGCAACCGCTGCGCCCATAATTCGACCTTGTGAAGATTGATCTGAGTCGTAAATACCGCCTTCAAACTCAAAGCCACCAAATTCCAATTGATCGCGCCCAGATTTAATCTCAACCCATTTCTGGGCTTTGATTTCATCAAGGGTACGAGGATCAACCCAATCCTTTAGATCGTAATTAAATATGTGGTACGAGGTTGGTTGAGCAGGCATTGCCACCCAGCCATCCTTGTAATACATATTTGGGGCGGGCGGATCTTCCACAACCACACATTCACACGGGGGATTTAGTTTTATTGAATCCAGGCTTCCGCTGATTATTTTTAATAACTCTCCATTTTTTGAGACAATAGCTGTCATTTTTTTAACTCCAGTACGGACATAGATCTACTAATGATCTTAAAGTTTGAATTGCAAGCAATGTTAAGTGGCTGAGATGCACCCACTTGGCGCGCAAAACCAGCTCTAAGGGTATAGGTGGAAACCCCGGTGGTCGTACTGTCATCAATAGCTGCAACAATTGAGACGTTACCATTAAAGCTTACATTGATATTTCCGCTTTCAAGACGGCAAGGAATGGATGATCTACCAATAAGTGAGCCATTTTTATATATTGATATAAAAAATGTTGCCAAGCCTCGATCATTGTTCGAAACAGTCTGCCCCCTGCCATTACCAATACTAAAAGATGCATAATCGCTTGTGGATATGGTTACAGAAGCGTCAACTCGTACCTTTCCACCCTTTCTATCTATGTTTATAGATAATAAGTCGCCTATATAGTCTTCCCATGCTGTTAAGTGATTTGTGAAGTCATTATTTGGCTGACCTCCTGTGGCTCCTCCACTAAAGCCAGCACCAGTTACAATGGGCGCATCATTTTTAGCACCTATCGGCACGGTTACAGCTTCATCTTGAATCTTTAGCGTTGTGACTGCTAAATCATCAATGTTTCCCGACTTAACCGCCAATTTATCAATCTTTGCAGTGCTCACCGCCAAATCTTCAATATGCGAAGTTTTGACAGACTGGTAGTCCATCATTGTTGATTTCAAGTAAGCGGACACAGGGAACACTGTACCCGTCACCGGATCAGTAAATGGCGTATTGCGGAAAATGAATGGGTAGTAAGGTGTACTTCCTGCGCTTGCTGGCCCAGCTAAGGCGAACGAATTGGCACGAATAATAAAGTTGCTGTAATTCGTACCTCCACTTTCCTCAATAGCTAAGCCGTAAGACGAAATCACACCACCACTATCAAGTTTAATCGTGTGCTGCGCTTTAATCTTGCTTTCAGTCAGAACAAGTGAGTTTAGCCTTGCTTTATCTGCTGTGATTTGTGCAACTTGCGAAGAAATAGCGGCTTTCTGCGCATTTGCGTCAACCTTAGCAGCATTTAGTTCTGCAATCTGGCTTGTGTAAAGATCAATTAACTCCTGATTTTTATCAGGCTTCGCCGCCTCCTGTGTGCGTTTGCTAGTTATTTCAGCAATTCTTGCATCATAACTATTTACTGCTGAAGTGAGTGCAGCGGCCTGTCCTTGCAGTTTAGTTGTGTCTTCATCAAGTCGGACTTTCGCAATTTCATTCTTGAGTTTGTTTAGATCACCAACGGCACTTACAACCTCAATGCTTGTCTGCTGACCGTCCACATAACCCTGAATCGTCTTGATCTCACCGCCAATTGCATCAAGCCTGTCGGCAAAAACACCCTGCTCAAGCTTGATGGTTGCGATGTTCTCAGTTGCAGTGTTGGCTTTATCAAGTGCTTCTGTCGCTGTATCTTGAGCCGCTTTTGCTGCTGCTGCCGCATCAGTTGCAGCCTTATCGGTGACAGCAACCCACGCTGATCCATTCCATCGCTTCGGCGTGTTTAGTCCTCCTGTTGTGTCAATCCACAAGTTTTGAGATAGGCGCTTATCTGCTGCTGGAGTAGTTGAGCCAAAAATAACCTCACCTTTATTGCCTGCCGCTATAGCTGCTGCACTGGCTGCCTGTTGTGCTGCATTTGCAACTGTCTTAGCCGCTGCTTCTGCTGCGTTAGCTTTAGCAGTTGCATCAAGTGCTGCCGCATCAATAGCTGCTTGCTTTGCAGCGTCAGCCTTGTTTTTAGCGTCTAGGGCGGCTGCTGCTTTGGCTGCTGACTCTGCTGCATTGGCTTTTGCGGTTGCATCATTTGAGGCTGCTGCAATTGCTGCATCCGCTTCGGCTTTCGCTTTAGCATCTGCATAGGTTTTTGCGGCTGCTTCTGCTGCTGCTGATTTAGACTGTGCATCCAAAATTGCTTGATCTGCTGTGTCTTTTGCAGCCTTTGTGGACGCTTGAATGACATCAAAACGACCAGCAAAGGCTTCATTGTCAGTCGCTCGCGCTGTTTCCAGCGTTACGATTGCTGCCTTATTCCCGTCAACATCAACCTTTAGCGTGTTAATGCGAGATGATAGTGCCTCATCCTCCTGTGCTCTTGCATAAGCTTCGGTTTGAACCAGTGCTTTTGCGTTATCAATTTCGGCAACAGTGGTGTCGATGCGCTGACTTAAAGCCATATCGCCTTCAATCACTGCCGACTGCAAAGTCCACGTTCCAACATGACCAGCAGTTGAACCAATCAGCCCTTCTGTTGATCCGATCATGTCTGGATTGACTTGCGCATATACACCGTTAAGCCGTGTGGTGTTTGCGTTAACCTTTCCATCAACCTCGGCAATGTTGGCATTGGTTTGATTTAGTGCGCCAGTGCTGGCTTTGGTTCCAAGTTCAGCGGTAATTTCCTCAATCTTATTTGCATTCGCATCCGACTTTGTGGCTGAAGCAATTGCTTTTTCTAGCGCACTCGATGCTCCTGCTGCTGCTGTATCTGCTGTGTCTGCTGATTGCTCTGCAACTGCTTTAACTTCAGTCACAAGGCTTGATAGTGCTTTTGTGTCATCGATTGCAATATTGGCTTTTTGCAAAGCACTTGCTGAATTGAAAAGAGCATTGCCCGCTTCATCTTCCGCAACCTGTACTCGACCATCTAACGCTTGAGTTTTTTCAATCGCTAAAGATGAATCGGTTAATGCAACATTAAGGCTGTCTTGAAAACTAGCGAGAGCCTTGTCATTGCTTAGCTTATAAGTATTCACATAGCCATAGATTGCAGTTTCACCATTTTTACGATCCAAGACTTCTTGCGTTAAACCATCATCTAAGTCTTGAATTGCTGCAACTCGTTGCTGACGCTCCAAACCAAGCTCATCGCTGATTTGATCTGCTTGAATCTGAACGGCACTAATATTGTCAATCAAATTACCAATATCGCCATCCAAGCCCGCAATTGTGTCGATCTTATCAATCTTGGTTTGCAGGTTTTGATGTAATTGCGACTCGGTAATTTTGCCCGATAGAATATCAAGAACGGCTGACGCATCGGATGAAGTGGTTGCGCTTACACGTTCAGACCACGGACCAATATTCCCAATCCGGTCAATCAAGCGTCCACGGAACCAGCGGGTCAGATTTGGCTGCATCCCTTGAATTACATGTGTATCTGTAGGATATGCAAACAAGCCAAGCTGCGCAGCATTGGCACCGTTGGCTGTGCTAGAAACCTCAATTTCCGTATACGCAGTATCAAGCGCACCAACCGCAGGAAAATTCCAGTTCAAGCGATAACCGAACAGGATGCCGGTGGCTGATAGATTTGCCAAAGCAGGCGGCAAGCCTTGTTTTCCGGTCAGCGCAGTCAGAATTGAGTATGTTGGCAGGGATGCAATATCAAAGGCTGAAATTGCAGTCACACGCGCTTCATAATTGCCCGCATAAATGCCCTGAACCTCAATTGAATTGCTACCCGTGATTGGTAATTTAATCCACGAACCATCATCTTTACGCCATTCAACTTGATACTTTGTAGCGCCTTGCGCTTGATCCCAAGTAATCACCATTGTTTCAATGGACAAGCCTTGTTGCACCATGGTTTCAGAAGTGATTGATACAGACTCGACAGGCGCTTGAACAGTTGGATTAATGATTGAAATTGGACGCTCATCAATAAAAGCACCGAAATCAATAGCATTGTATTTCGCTGACTCGTATTGCAAGCCTGTAATTGAAAACTGATGTTTGTCATCTTGAGTAATACTCATGACGCGAAACTTCATGGTTTTTAAATCTTGCGCATCAACGACCCAGACATTTTCCGCTGCAACAGAGTCAAACGCCACTGTAACTGTGACTTTGCGCCCAATTTTTGACGACACAATACGCGCTTGCGCTTTACCGTCTTCACCGTTTACAACAAGACGATCGCCCGCACGGCACACTACATCATCACGATCCAGGGTAATGACTTTGCGATCAGTGCTGACAGCAGAAATACGACCGCCATTGGCGCGGCCAGCAAATAATTCATCCGCAATTTCAATCACACGGCCTGGCTGTGGAATATAACCATCCAAACCCACCTTAAAAGATACAGTACGAGTCTCAAGCTGTTCAGATTTTAAAGCCCACAATCCAGCACGCTGTGCCTGCCCTTCTGATGTGCAGCCCCAAGCATCAATTTCAGCAATACGTACACCGAGCTTTGCAATAGCTGCTTCATCACGCACATAGACATATTCGGTCTTGTAGTGATTTGCGGGGTTATCCCAAGCCACTTTTGCAACAGTGTGTCGATCACGCGCACGTGTGCCTGTGTACTCAAACAGACCATCAATCACATTGGCGCGTGTGTAAGTAAAATAAGTGTCCTGTGGAATGTCAGCATCGCAAACAATTGAGTTGCCATCCCAATAACTGATTGCGCGGAATACGCCCGCCAATTTGCTTAAAATTACATAAGCATCTTCAGTTGATTGCAGATATACATTACAAGTAAAACGTGGCTCTTTTCCGCCTTTACCATCATCCACCATTTGGTCGCAATACTGTGCAAGGCGATATAAAGACCATTTATCCAGCATTGCAGACGTTAAGCGGTCGCCTAATGCATAGCGTTTTGAAGTGCAAATGTCGTAATAAATCCACGCTGGGTTATTGGTATAAGCGCGTTTAAATGTACCATCCCACATCCCGGCATAAGTACGTGCCACTGGATCGTAATTTGTTGGGACTTGAACTTTAATCCCTTTTAAATCGACTGCAACTTTTGCAACATTGGAAAAAGTTTCAGCGTCATATTGCAGGCCAAGCAAAGCGGTATTCGGATAACTAAGTTTTAGATCAATCACTTCAGTCAGGGCATCAACATACATCTTGTCACTGATGTATTCTGATGTGGAGTTGGGTGTTAATCGACGAACACGGATCGTCCAGCCAGTATCTGCTTGGGGTAGTTGAATAGTATGTTGGCGCTTATAATCATTCGATGTTTTATCAGCAATCTGAGTATTTAGAACTTCTACCCATGTGCCACCATCAGTTTGCAGATCAATCGCGTATTTGATTGTGTAGCCGCTTACATCGCCATTTTTAGCATTCTGTTGGCGCAACGGACCCCATCTAAAACGAATTGACACAGCATCAAGGTCGGTATTGGAGATAGCTCGAACCCAAGGGGAGTCTGATTTCAACTCAACGCCCACTGCACTCTCAGAAGAAATATCCGGAAAGCCTTCGATATGAGCCTGATCATTGGTGCCATACCGGAAATCAGCCTGAACTCTTTCGAAGTTCCAGCCACCTGCTGGATTTTGCAAAGGTGTATCATCCAGATAAATTGATTGCAGGCCATTGGCTAGACCTTCAACTTCCCCTTCAGACAAGCCATATTTAATTTTGGCGCGAGTGATAGACTGAGCTGAGTCTGGTGCAATGACCGCTTTTCTTGCCTTGCCTTCACCTGCTTTTGCGCCTTTAATTACTGCGTTCATACTTTTCCTTAGACAATAAAAAGGCGCTATATGCGCCTGTATATTCCTGTTATTTACATCAAGTCTTCGGGATACTGTCCGGCACTTGCGATAAAGCCACCCACTTCGCGCTGGCCGTAAAGCACTGGCACCGGATTGCCTTGCGCTACTGTGGTGACTGCGCCACCAAAGCCCTTGTTTGCCTTGTTGCCGTCTTGGTTTTGGTCTTGGATTGCTTCAACTTTTGGCATAAGCATTTGTGCCACACCTCCAACCATCATGCCAACACCAGCTCCAAACAACGCACCTTGCAAAGCACCCCAAGCCGCCAATGAAGTACCACCAGTAACAAAAGCTGCTGCAATCATTACAGCCCCTAAAATGGTCTGCACTACGCCGCCCGCACCTTTTACTTTTGGCACTACTTTAATGACCTTGGCACTGGTGCTCATGTCGAGTTCGGTTTCAGAAATATTTTGCTTATCCTGAAATACTGCAAACTCCAAACCTTGTTCATGTGCATGTAGCATGAAGTGCTCAAAGCCTGGAACCTGCACCGATAAAGCGCGCATGGCTTCACGGGTATTATCAACAGCCAGATGAAATTCTTTGCCGAACTTTTTAGCCAGAATGCCGTACAACTTAATTGTTTTGAGCATGATGCTTTTCTCCATGCAATAAAAAACCGCCTTATTTGGCGGCCAGTTTTTCAAAATATTCAGCTATTGGTTTATATACCTCTTCCACTACTTGATGAGCAGGTGCAGAGTTTTTTTCACGCAAGGGGTAATCAAACCCAATCAAGAGACTATTGTGATGGATGGTCTTATTGACCAAGCTCAAATACTTCAAAAAAGGCATACCGTTCACATCAGGATCATTGACGCTCTCAGGTAAAAGTCTGATGTTTGGGTTGAGTTGTGCAAGATTATGATTAATCTTTTGATTTGCTTTGAATGTAGTATCACCGGTATCTTGATCCATGTCTAATAACAATATATCCATACTTATTCTCACAAGTTCTTGTATCGAACTATTTTAACAGTTCTTTCTTGCCATTGCTGACCAAAGATTTCACGAACAGATTTGCGCCCATAGGGATGATGCAAAATTAAAGCGGATCCAATGCATGGCTCAGTCTTTTCGGATTTAAGCATGCCATTATCGCCAAGCCAGATCACCGCATGATTCACATGCTCGGTACGTCCGACACGGCACAATAGAACATCACCATATTGCGGCTGATCTACCTCAATGAAGCCTTCCTTATGAAAATTATCCAGATAGAGGGATGGATTGTCTTTCGACTCCCACCACAAGTCATGACGCTCATAATCAGGAATATAAATATCCAGCTCGCGTTTGTAGAAATCACGGACAATAGCAAAGCAGTCTTGAATGCCGTGAATATAGTTGCGACCAACTAAAGGCGCTTTATATCCACAAGGTTTATACACTTGAAATTCAATATCCGGATAAGCACAAATGACCCAAGGCTTTTCATGCAGCTCAATTTGAATCAAATCAATATCAGACGCGCGTGCTGAAGCATTTGGATGTGAATGAACAAAGGCTTGAATTTCGCCCAGATCCTCAGCCTTAGCCAAGTCTTCATGATGAATTTCAAACTGATCTTTATTGTCTGAAATATTACGGCATGGGATGTATTCTTTATTCACAATCACGCCACAGCACTCGGAAGGGTAAACTTCAGCAGCATGCGCTTGAATTGCTTTTTTTAGTTTTGCAGTTAGTTTCATACACCACCTAAAATAATGAACTGGCAGGGAAAGCACCAATGCGCAGGACGTTACCCTTACCAAATCGACACTCACAACCGTTCGTTCTTTTTGAGCACTTGTCGAGCGCAGGATTGTCAGTAGGCTCATCCCTGTCCGTAAACATGGCTGCGCCTGTATAGCCACATTGTTCGCTGCGATATTCCCATGCGCAATAACTGGAAATTTGCCGAACCGGAATCTTCAGACCTTCAAAATCAATTGGATTTGAAAGTTCAAACGTCACAGCATTGGCATTTTCAGAGGTTTTTTGCTCGATATACCAGAGCTGCTCTTTAGCTTCATTTGATGCAGTCGAATTGCCAGCACTAAAGTTTTCGGCATCCAGATATTTAGCCAGTGTGGTGATGACTTTAAGCTTTGCTCCTGCAAAGTCACCAAACTGTAAACAAAGAGCAGAAACTGCGTTTTGAATACCACCAATATTGTTTGCCATGCTGAATGTTGGTGCAGATGCTTTACCATCTGAGCGCATTTCTAGGCCAGACACTTCCAATGCCATAGGCTCGAAAGTCTGACCCTGCCAGATGATATTTCGCATCCAGACTTTGTTTTCGCCCTGCTTGTAGACTTCACCGACGAGCTTACTGGTATCGCCCATTAACTCATTAGATCCAATTGCACTGTAAATGCGCTCCCAGTCTTCATAAAATATATGGCCATGAAAGCGCAAAATGCCCGCACCTAAAGTGCGAGCATCGAGTTCAAACAACGTAATCAGACCATCAACATACAGCTTTTGAAAATCACTGTTTAATGTCATATCAAAGCCCCATTAGAGTGTTAGTGCTTGCGACCACAATGCATCCACTTGATCATTGGTGAGACCCAATAGATCAATCATCATAATCATTGTTTGGTTGTTGCGCTCAAACTCAGTCGCATCATGCCAGTCAATCAACGCAAGTTGGCGCTCTTGAGCATCTTCAATAGTTCTAATTTTTGCTTCAATATCATCAAGATCAAATTGGTTTAAGACGAGAGTTCGCATAAACTGCCGTCTTGTTAATATTGGTAGTGATGGACTCTCATGAGTCACAGCCCAAACGTAATCAGGATTGAATCCCGATAGTGCGTTGAGAATCTGCTGCTTATCTGTAATACCGCTCAGTAGCTCAGTGATTCCATTAAACGCAGGCGTGATTGATACTTCATTGTCTGCAATCGTGAGTTGATGTACTTCTACACCATCTTTATTTGATACAAGTTTTAGCATCTGTTGGTATCCTCTGCTTTGGGTAATAAGACATAACTTGTTGTGTTGTGGTTAACTTTTCTATAAAAAACTGCTTTAGCTAGAATTGATTTTCTCAAGCCTAGGCTGTTTGCGTGAGAAGCATGTGCAAGCCAAGAGTTAATGGATGCCTGGATGCGCTTTGCCTCAATCCTACCCTCGCTATACTGTTTCTTCATGAACCTTATTTTTCGGTAAATTCTAGAAATTGAGCTTTTTCTTACACGTCGATGAGTGGGCCACATTTGATAGCCAAGGAAATCCAATGCTCGTCCGTTCTTGACGGACACTGGAAATATTTGTGTTTTTGCATTGGTTTGAAGCTTTAGTTTCTCAAATAAAAATCGCTCTACATCAATCCGTAAATGACGCAAGTGATCCTTGTTGTGATGAAAGATACAGAAATCATCCATATATCTCAGATAGTACTTCTCACATAGCCGGTATTTGACATATTCATCCAGCTCATGCAGATATATGTTTGCAAATAGCTGTGATGTTAGGTTGCCAATAGGTATTCCGACGCCACCGCCAGATGATTCTATGATTTCGTCAATCAGGGTAAGGAGTTGTTTGCATGATATTTTCTTTCTGATCAGGCTTTTCATGATCTCGTGATCAATACTGTAGAAGAATTTGGATATATCCGCCTTGAATGCGTATAAAACGCCGTGGTTTCTTAGTACCTTTTGCATCATGCGTTGTGCTTGATCTGCGCCAACATGTGTACCTTTATTAACTCGGCAAGCGTAACTGTCGTTAATAAATCGTTTTTCCCAGATGGGTTCGATAATTAGCAAAATAGCGTGTTGTACAACCCTGTCTCGAAATGGAAGTGCTGCAACATCGCGCTCTTTAGGTTCGTATACTTTGAAAATTCGATACTCACCTGTCTTGTACGTCCCCCAGATCAATTCATTCTGTAATTGGATCAGGTTTTCTTCCAGATTTAATTCGAACTTTAAAACCTCACGCCGATCACGCTTGCCGCGCCGAGCCTTCAAATATGCGTTATACAAATTTTCAAAGTCGTAAATCTGACTAAACAGATTGTTGTATGTAATTGCCATGTATATCTCAAAATAAAAGCGGCATAAGTTTTCGCTATTGCTACTCAGCTATGCCGCCTGTTTAGTTTTTTAGATTTTCATCTAAGGAGTGTGCATCCTTTTAAAGTGTTCTGTCCTAACCCCCATTAGGGATTAAGCTTCTGACACGCTCTAAGAGCTGGACGCGCCCCGATGTTCGTGTTCGCGTTAGAACGGGCGTTATTCAAGTTCAAGGCAAACACGCCAGCACTGGCAGCGTTGTTCCAATTGCCGCCACGGATCGGCACGTCGTTGTAACGCACACCCCCTATTTACCATTACCGGTAAATGCTTTAATCCAGCCGCCGACCATGCGGCCAATTTCATTGTTTAGCTTTGACCAGTGCTCGTATTTCTTAAAGTCGATATAACCCAATTCTTTGGAAATACGGATTTGAGCGCGTAGCAAGTCAAGTTCTGCATCTAATTCCTGTAGCGTGGTCTTTTTGTGATAGCGTTTATTACACACAACAATCAGTCTTAAAATTCCCCACATGACTTGCCTGATTTCTGCAGCAAGCACATGCTTTTCAAATTTCGGAAATTGACGCAATGCGACATAACCGTATGCAATCATTTCTTCACACTTTTGTCTGATTAATAAATCACTAGACACAAAACTACCTACAAATCAAAAATAAGAACGTGCGCTATCGCGCACGCAAACAGATGACACAAAACGGATTACAGATTCACGAAAGCTGGACGCGCCCCGATGTTCGGGTACGCGAGAGAACGGGCGCTAGCCAAGTTCAAGGCAAACACGCCAGCACTGGCAGCGTTGTACCAATGGCCGCCACGGAGCGGCACGCGTTCACCTGCATCAATTGTTTTCCAAATACCGTCGCTATTGAACTTGGCTGCATCTTCAACTACTGGATATAAGCACAGTGCCTTTAAGCGAGCCAATGCAGCCGCGCTCACTGGCTTAGTTGTAGACAAGTTGCGGATCGCACCAAACGAAGAGCCGTTAATCGTGTAATCAGCCGTGCCACTATTCGCAAACTTGACGGTGCCGGCCGTGGTGCCATTGCCGTCCGGCGTAACCAGGTTGCCTGTTGCGCCATCAATCGCTTTCCACTGCGCAGATGTTTCAGACAGGTCAATTGTGTGCAATGCTGCGTTGTTGTCTGCAATGATCTGGATTTCACCGTTCACCAGACGCATCCCGGCGCTCCATTCCCAGACATTACCCGCAAGATCAGCGATACCGTTCTCTTTACCATTGTGTCGCCATTCTACTGGGCCAGATCCGGTTAATGTGCGTGCTGATCCCGAAGTATCACCAGGATTCAAGCCATCTGCACGACGACCAATAAGCAATGGGTTTTCAGAGCTTCGGCCATAGTAGGTGTTACCCATTGGCTGCTTATTGTCTTTAAAGCATTGTAGTGCGATAGCCGACCACTCAGCATTTGTGATCAAGTGATGACCTGCACCACTTGCGCGAGCTGCCGCCAAGAAGTTTTCAAAGTTGGTACTGGCTGTTGGCTCAACATTTGGCAGACTGAGCAGCTCACCATCAACAATCCGGCCTTGGTATGTGCCAATGAAAATTTCTGCCTTCTCTTTACCATTCACGACAAATGCCGGATGCGTACCACTCAATGACGGATCAATAGTGGACATATCAAACTTTTTAATAATATTCATGTAGGTCGGCTGACCTTTGGCCGTATAAAGTACGGTCTGTTCGCCACCAGATGCCAGCTCTACAGACTGACGCAATGAGTCTTTGATCAGGATGGTGAGTTCACTTTTATCTGCTTCAATTCCAAGTTTTGTGCGGGTTTTAGGTACGGTTAGCGCACCATCGGGGGCGCCGAGATGCGCATACAGCTCATCGTCATTCGCTTGTAGTTTTGCCGAACCAGAACGGAATGTATCACCACCTGCGCCAGTAGGTGCTGTGCCTTGATTAATTGTTTGTTTAGCCATAATGATTCTCGATAATTAAGATTAAGTTGTTGCAGGCAGGCGATTACCAATAAAACCCTCGGTTGAGCCGATTAAGTGTGTTGTCGAGCCGATTCTCAAACCTTTATCAATAAGCCCTTGTGCAATTCTTGTGGTTCGCGGTGTGTATAACCCCGCAGCAAGATTGGTTGTTTTCATTAGCTCCCCTTATGTTGAAACAATGATGGTGTCGTTGTTTGATGGGTAGCTCACCCAAACCCACAAGTCACCCAGCGCCCCGTCGGTATAAACCTGCATGTCTTGATGGGATGCTTCTAAGTCGGTGGGCTGACTAGACCCAAAGGCAAATCTAAAACGGTTGTGATGTGACTGGATGTATGCTGGCAAATTGGCCGCAGCGACTTTTTGCGGCGTTGTGGTTAATTTGACTTTTTTGGTCGGCATGAGTTTTTCTCACAAAAAAGCCCTCACTTGAGGGCATAAAGTTGATTGAATTTAAGGTTTAAAGTCTTGTGTGAATGTCGTTGAGATTGACCAGACATCACCACCTAAACTGACTGGCATATAATCTCCTGCCACCACGCGAACCTCACCATCCAAAGGCGAATCCCAAAGGAATGAATCGGCACCCTTATGCGCATCAAAAAAGGCTTTAATCTCTAAAATCAAAGCCTTCTTGCCTGTTCTCTTGTATGCCCATGTGCCAGATCGATTATTAATCCCAACACTCGCTCGCTGTGTGTATCCATCGCCAAAACTGGACTGAAGGACTTTAAAGCTTGAGGTTTGGGAGTTGCCATCTAGGTCGTTGCACCAAGTGAATTTTTGATTGCTCATTTAGAAAGTAAACCTCCCTGCCGTTGCTCTCTGCGAATTACAGCCAGAGTCATATTTTCCATCATTTTCCCTAATTGCTTTGCATCAGATTCACTGGTTGCAGATCCATCAGACGCAATATGAATGGTTTGCGTGTAATAAACATCACCACCACCTGAGCTAGAGCTATTACCACCACCCGAATTAATCGCATTCACAGCACCCATACCAACACGATGAGTATCTGCAACCAGTCCACCAGTCGCATAACCTCGACGAATCGACTTTCGCAAATCCTCAAAGCCTTGTGGACCACCTAACGCCTTAACTTCTTCTTGAGTTAAAACACCTTCGCCTTTATGCACAATGCCTGCTGGCTCGTATTTACCACCGTGGCCTGTGTAGCCACCGCCAGCGAAGCCTTTAGGGGTAGCTGCTTGAATCATTGCCACAAATGTACCTTGATCCAACGTTGCTTTTGCAGCAGCAGCAATCTTTTGCCAAACCGTGCCCTGCTCATTCGCATAAGCATCAGATGCAGACTTCCAGATGTTTATGCCTGCTTGAGCAAGAGCGAATGACCGCTGTGCTTCATATAAGGCACGATAAGCTGATGAGGATTCGCCAAGCATCGCACCAAACATCCCTGAAAGCGCACCTGTTACTTGTTGGCCATAACCCAACTGAAGGTTATACGATGATGTTTGATAATCCGACTCAATAGCCACCATCCGATCATGATGCTCTTGCCAGATTGCTTCACGCTGCGCTGCAATTTCCTGCATATTGGCATTAGGGTCTTGAGCAGCCTGATCTACCTGACTCATTTGTGCATCAAACACGTCCTGAGATGCGTCATATCGACTAAATCGCTCTTGCTCTAAGCGATATTGATCACCAGTGCCGTTCATTTCAGCTTGGATGCCGCCCCATTGCTGAATTGCATTATTTAAACGTCTGCGATTTTCCTCCTCTTGCAAGGCTTTACTTAAGGCAATTTCACGCAGTTTTTGCTCTTGGCTTAACTTTGAGTTTAGAAGAATCTGCTCACGCTCCAAGCGATACCGTTCTTGCATAGCTGCGGTTTCGGACATAAGAGCTTCACGTAACTGAAATAAGCGAGTCTCTTGAGTCAGCATCAACAAAGCCTGCTCTTGCTTCAACTGCCCATCAAGCAATGCAACTGCTTTATCACGCTGATCCTTAGTTAGCTCCAAATCACGTGCAGCATAGAATTTCCGCTCATTAAAACTATCTTCCAGTAATTGAGATTCAGTCTTTTTGAATGCCTCATAATCATCCAGCTTGGTTTTAAGAGCATATTCGGCGATTGCAATATCGTTGTCGGCTCGGGCTTGGTATTCAGCTTTGAGTTCTTTAGCACGTTCAGGCGAATATCCAGCTTTGTCTATCTCCTGTAAATCATCTGCCAACTTAGAGCGAATACGAGTTACTTCATCAGCAACATTGAGTTCTAAATTTTTTCGAAGTTCTGCTTGTTGCTCAGCCATCTTGGCCGCTTCTTCAAGCAATTTTTCCCATTCTTTAGAACCTACATCACCAACTGAAAAGCCGTTTACTCCAGCGGTATATCCTTTGAATTTGCTCCAGTAGTCGTTGTTGTACTTGCCAATATTCTTACCCTTCTGGACATTACCCTCGCCCGCATGATAAGCACGTACAGCCTTCTCTAAATCCCCCTTAAAGAGCTTTAAAAGGTATGACATGTACTTTGCAGCACCTTCGGCAGATTGAGCCAAATCCGTGCGGTCTTTGACGCCATATTGCTTTGCTGTGCCTTCCAGAAACTGAAAGCCGCCAGTAGCACCAGTTTGCTTATTCACTTGATTGGTTTTACCAGTATTCCCCGTTTCAATCGCATGAATGGCGGATAAGGTGCCACTTGGCAGTCCGTACTTGGATTCAAGACCGGCAAAGTTATACTTGGCCGCATTGGCTTGAACTTTTGAGCTTGCAGTTAAAACTTTCTGCTGCTTTTCAAGCTCCTTGGTTTTTTCCCTTTCAGCTTCATTGCGCTTATCGATTGCACTGTTAGCCCTCATGATTGCGGCATATTCAGCATTGAGCATTTTTTGCAGGTCAGCCCTGAGAACTTTTTTACCTTTCTCATTCTCAACAATAGCACCCTCTACCGCTAAATATTTTTTAGCAAGGTTGATCATGGTGTCGTTATATCCACGACTTGCTAGAGCCTCAGTGATTCGGGAGTCGGTGATATTGTCGCTAGAGGATTTTAGAAGCTTCTTAATCTCCTCGCTAAGATTTGCAACCTCTACGGCTTGCTCCTTGGCCCCATCAGTCGTCTTTTTCATCGACTTTTCTAAGGCACCTTGTGCTTGCTCCGCTGCTTTCAACTCCTTCTTGTTGTCAGAGTAAGCTCCAATTAATTTACTTACTTTTGCAAGTTGATCATCGGTAAGAATATTTACATTCTTAATCGCTTCATAGTATTCGTTGCTGTCAATTCTGCCTTGAGATAGCTCACTGTTAAGCTTTTTGAAGGTGTTGATTTTCTCATCTGCTATCGGCAGGCCTTCCATAAATGCAAATAGATCCGATGCAGCAACACGGTACTTAAGGCTTAAGTCTTCAACTTGCTGAGCAAGTGCTCTGGTTTCATTATCGCGCTGAAGTGTGTTTAGCTCTTGGTACTTTTTAATTAGATCGCCAACTGATTGACCTTGAGTATCAATGGATGCGGTGGCTTTCTCCGCCTTATCCCGCATTAATAAATAACCAGCAGCAACAGTTGCCAGGGTTACGCCCAGCCCCACCGGGCCACCCATTGCTAAATATAAAGATCTGGCTGAGGCGGTCGCTATATTCATAGCGCCAGCTTGGGCCATTGTTGATGCAGTCATACGAATTGATGCGGCATTTGCAGCCACATAAGCTGAAACAAGACGGCCGGTAAAAACTGCTGCGGTTACACCGGCGACTTTAACAACTGTATCAAAGTTATCCGATAACACACCAAGCCCATCTGCAAGAGTTCCTGTTGCTCCACTGGATTCATTTATCTTGCCAAGAAAGACAGTTGCGGCATTGGTTAATTTCATGAAGCCATCAGCAAGCGAGTTTTCCATTGCGTCAGCTAGTTGGTTGTTTGCATCACGAGAAAGTAAAAAACCTTGGTGTAGGTCTCTTGCTGCTAATTGTCCTGATGCACCCAGACTTCTGATTTCAGCTGTGCTTTTACCTGTTGCTTTTGAAACATCTGTCAGAATATTAGGAACGGCTGCCATTAGTGAAAACCATGCATCAGCTTCAACTTTTCCCTTGTCTAGGATTTTTCCATAAGCATCCATGGCAGATTTTGCTTTATCTGCCGATGTCGCATTATGTACAAATGAATACGAGAGAGAGTCGGAAATATCCAAAGTTTGTTTTGTTGAGTATCCGAGTTCCTTTAGCCCTCCCGAAGTTGCAAGATAAACTTCTTGCGCTTCACTCAATGAGCGATAAGTACCATTGGCGGTTTTAAGTAAACGATCCTGCACTAATGCATACTCTTCTGCGCTTGCTGTTGCATTGCGGATACGTGCAGCCATTTGCGTATAGCCATCAGCCATAGAAATAGCCTTATTGATGGCAACTAGACCACCCATATAACCTACAAGGCTTTTAATAGATGCTGACATTGCATTCATTTGTGCGTCAGCCTGATCACCTTTTTTGGTTAGGTTTTCCAGCCCCATAGCCACTTCGTTCGTAGTTTTTAGGGCATTTCTTGAGTCAATTACGATTCTCAATACAGATTCTTGAGCCATTTTTACTTTCCCTTAGGCATTAAAAAACCCCGCATTTGCGGGGTTGTAATCTTGTTGTAGCTAAACTAGAAAATTGCTCACTTCTATAGATGGGTGTTAATTTTTAGTCAAGCATGCTTGGTACATTTCATTTCTAAAATCATTAATGGCTTTTTGCTGATTCTCATTCGTATTGTATCTTGGAATAGCATACGCAGCTTTGGTGATAGATATAGCTAACTCTCTCAACTCTGGGTCATCTGATTGCTCAGCAATGTTTATACTATCAACCATGGCAGTGCCTGTTTGCCTTCCTTCCATAATGGCTCTAGATAACCCATCGATAACCTTACATGTTTCATAAAGTTCCTTATCGTGATTTTTACTTGCAACGCTTGATGAATTCTTGCTCTCAGCACACCCAACCAAACCCGTCAGCAAAACCAATAAAATAATTTTTTTCATACACTCACCAGTCAACTTAATAACCAAATAAAAATCATTAAAATCACACCACCAATAATAACACCTAAAATCCATTCGGAAGTTGGGTGTCCAAGAAAGGTGTCAGGGCTTTTCTGAGTCGTTTCTATATTTGAGGTATTAATATATTTAGGTTCAGGGTGTATTTTAATTTCTACTGGCTTTGTGCTCGCAATGGCTTTTTTATGCTCTCTTATTTTAAAAAAATTACTGTTAATTGATTGTGCTTTTTCTTGGTCTAAATCCACATTTCCCTTGATAGTATCGAAGGTTGTTTGATTATCATCTACAGCGGGAGCCATAGGATAATAAATCTCAACAAAATCCCTTACGGAGACAAAATCACTACTTGGTAATGCTCTTAACAGGGATAAAAATCTCTCAAATGGCTTGTTCTTTTTATAGGCCCTATTGTAATAAGCTTTTAGTTTCTTCTCTAGTGTAATGATTGGTCTGTTTGCAGTATAGGCTGTCTTATATGTGTAAGATATATTGCTTAAGGCATTCCCATGCTTACCCTCTATTCTTAAAATATTTGCCATATCTTCATGCGCAACGGAATCTAAAACCAAAAAATCTAAATATTCCCAATTGTTTGCGTTTGCGTGTTTTTGATAATACATTTTTTGCTCATGTAAATACCTCCAAGCATCGTCAAATCTCTCTTCTTTTATAGCTTGCTTCGCTAAATGCTTTTGCTCTGCCGCTTCGCCTAAATATCCTTCAAAATCACCAATTTTCACACCCTGCCCCAAATTTATAATTTAGAACAAGATACTAATTCCAGCATAAAAAAACCACCCCGAAGGATGGTTGTTTTTACTTAAGTCTACTTAACCAGTCGATCCATTGCATTTTGCATAATCAATGGAAGCTGCTCTTTAGGCACCATATCGCTGCGACTCACTAATTCAGGAATAGTTTTAGCATCAATCATCACAGCATTGTCAGGCACAAGATCAATTGCAAACCCACCTTGATAATGCAGTTTTACAGTCATCTGCTTGCCTTGGAGTATTTGCGACATTAAGGCCTGCGCCACCTGTTCAGCATTAAAGGTTGGATGCTCTGGCATTTTACCACCTAAGCGCTTCACTTCCTTTTCAAGTTGCTCATGGTATTCAATCAGACGATATTGCAATACACCATGACAGTTTTGAATTGCATTTACATCTACTGGTGAATGCTGCTGAACTTTATCAAAGGTCAGAATTAGACCGTGAACATATTCAACTGCATCATCGAGATTATCAAGCGGTATCTCCTCAATACTTTTTACATTGAATCGCTGTAAAACCATGTTGTACGCATCAGAAAAGTTGATCTTCACACGCGATACTAGATTCGATACAGCATGACGTAAATTTTCACGATCTTTCGGGGTGGATTTACGTGGATTAACCGCTTTGCCTTTTGTCCAGTAATCCCAAAGTACATCGTCGCACTCTTCTTGATACTTGATAACCGTATCTCGAAGCTCGGGTTTTACCTTGTTTGGGCTGATGGAGTTAAGCCAAGCAAATAATTTACGAAGTGGAATGCAGAGCATTTCTTGCAAATCACCCAAAGTTGGTATAACGATTTTCGTTACACCCCATCTGTTAGGGGTATGCTCATCTTGAGCATACCCTGTCATTAGCTTTCTATATTGAGTTGTCCAGCTCAGCCCCATGCCATCAACAATAGGCTTCATGGGTGTATACGGTTGCCCTTCAAATTCCACAATATATAGCTCAGCATTGTGGAAAGGTACTGTCATTTGAGTTAAACTTGTCATAAGTCTTCATCCTTAGTGATGGCAACTAAACCTTGTACGATGTGAGAGTTGGGCAAGGTTTTTTTGTGCCTGTGGTTTTCATGCTTTCGCACTCTTTTGGTTTTCTCGCTTTTCTAACCATTCTTCAATGATCATATTTAGCTGAGCTGTGATAGTTCTGCGGTCTTTCTGAGTTTCCTCTTTAAATCGCTCTAAAGTTTTTTCAGGCATACGCACGTTTACCTGTGGATCTTGTCTTGCCATTTTTGTCTCCATTTCAATGTTAGCACTAGCTAACAATTGCTAACATAGCAAACAATTCAAACTTGTGTCAACATATTTTGCTAACAATTGCTATCAAAATATTAGGACTAGAAAATGTCTGAGGATGTTCAGTTTAATTTACGCATACCATCTGAGCTAAAGCAGCAGATAGTTGATGCTGCCAAACGGAACAGCAGATCCATTAATGCTGAAGCTCAATTGCGACTAGAGAGAACATTTGAACTCGACAATCTTCCCGAGCCAACCAACCCAAAAAATATTACTGACCCCGATAAGCTTGAAGCCTGGGCTAAATCGGTGCTTAATGAGCTATTAAAGCTTAAAGATATAAGCAGTCGAGTCGATCGATTAGAGGGTGATATGGAGAAAATGGAGGCTAATAATTATGATGTTGAAAATAGATTAAATGATCTGGATGGTCGAGGATATGAGCCTTAACTCAAACTCCAAGTCTCATATCTGAGCCTTGCCTCCAGAGCCTCAAATTGAGGCTCTGAATATGATGCTCAAATCTGAGCATCAAGCATCTGCAAATTTACAGACCCCCTTCTCGGTCAATTTGACCGAACAGCACTTCTCATATATGAGAAGCAAGAAAGCACCCTAAGGTGCTTTTCTTTTGGCATTAAAAAACCTCCCGGAGGAGGCTTTCTATATCTCTGAAATTTCAAATAGGAAGTCTGAAACCCTTAATGCTAATATTTCATGGTCATCTTGCGACTTCACAATATCAACCATCAGATCATCCAGACCCGTGTCATCCTTAATAGATACACCCTGAATCTCAAGAAAGGTTAGCATTGTTGCAAGTCCAGTACGCTTGTTTCCATCAACAAAGGCATGGCCTTTTGCTATAGCAATACCGTACCAAGCTGCAATCTCGAATAAATCTTCAACATTGTTGTAATACATTTGCTGATCTATTCGACCCAATACGCCCTCAAGCTTTTCAATATTACAGCCTTCTCGACCCACACCTGTTTCTTTAAGGATTTCATCGTGAACAGCAATAACAAAGGTTGAGTTAATGGCGCTCATTTATACGCCAGCTCTTGAATTTCTTCTTTGTGCTGCTTAATCACACGACGAGCACTATGCATAACAACACGCTTGGTCGCTTCATCATTACTAAAATTGATTGGCAGAATCTGGCCCGCCATAGCTGAACGCTTCCGGCGATTTTCAACTTTAAAATCACTAAGACGCTTCATCATATTGCCCCTCAAGCCGTATTTACTGTATGCCTATAATATAGCACAGAGTTTTAAGGATGAAAGAAACCAACTCAAGCTGATTTCTTGCTCATCTTCTTATAAGCCTCATCAATAAACCGATTATCCAGATCAAAGATGACTGCATTGAAAATATAACGCTCCACTGGCAACTCATACTGTTCACAATAGGCATTCAAGTCAGCAATGCTTAAAGCTAATGGTGTGCCTTGCTCATATCTGCGCGAGCGTGAAATGACGTTGTAGGCTTCAATTAGTGCGTTTGCTGTATAGCTATATTCAGGCTTTTTAACTTCTTCTGGTGGCTTTCTGCCTGTCGCCTCAGCTATTGCTCGCTGCTTTTGGTTGTACTCGCCCGCTTCTTCTTCACTGGCGAACTGGAGGTAGTTGTAGAGTCCTCGGACTTTCCCAATACTTCATCTCGATAAGCATTTGCCTCAGCTTGGATCTGGTCAGCTTGCGCTTTTACAAATGCCCAAATCGCCACACCGATGTCACCCATATTGAAAAGCTTGGTTGCGTTTTCTGGTGAGCATTCAGGTTCCATTTCCTTGCCATTTTCAACAAAGACCACACCTTTCCAGTCGGCCACCAAGTGACATGCAGCAGCTTCTAATAAAAGCTCATGGTAAAGCTTGTCATCATTACCCGCGGTCGCCACATCATAGCCTTTTGATGACAACTGATTCTGTGCACGTTCAACCGCTACCCGATATGCCTTGTAGTCAGAGCCGCGAATCTTGAACTCTGCTAAAACATTTCCTTCACTGTCTTTATATTCTTTCCAAAGTGCGACTTCTTTGCTTTGTTGAATTGCTACTTTTAAAGCCATGTTTGATCTTCCAAAAGAAAACCGCCCGAAGGCGGCTATTGATTAAGCTTTAGGTGTGCGCGTCAATGTTGGCGCTTGATCCACAACCGTATATTCAAATGAGGTGTTCAAGATGTCGTCTTTACCACCAGTTGCAAGAGGTGCTGAAATTTCAACTTTAGGAATATTTAAAACGTATTTATTCCCAGCAGTATCCGTAATTGGAATAGAGAGTGAGATATTCCCATTGGTGAACTGCTTCTCATAAAACTCAGCGGCTTTCGCAGACCAAGCCATAGTAAAGCTACCTGTACCTTTGGCTGACATTTCAAGAATTGCACCAACCTCAAGTCCAGCACCCAAGCATTTTTGCACTTGCATTGAGTTATCCCAATTAAAGGAGAAGGCAGTAATGCAAGCTGTGCCTTTAACCGATGCGCCATCGACAAGCAAATCGCCTACCGAGATATTCGACATACGCGGATTGGTTGACGCAGGCGTAATTGTTCCTGCGGGTGCGGCTGCTGCTGGAGTTCGCTTGGTACCCATGAATCCAAAGGTTAAACCGATCAGCCCAGATTCGGGAATATCAATTCCAAACGTATTTACGTGCAAGCCTGAGAAGGTGTGATAATTGGCGATGTCGGTGTAACCCAGTAATACACTGAATGTTTGACGAGTCGTACCACCAAAAGTTAGGACATTGGCCGCCCAAGCATTAAAAGCTGCTGCGGCCATTAAATCATCATAAGCACCATACTGAGCTTCTGCGCTCAATTCACCTGAATACTCAGCCGAAGTAACCATAGATGATTGTTGCAATCGGCTATCCGTAATTGAGGCTGACTCTGTTTTTTCGACACTTTGGTTTAATGAAATATCAGTAAATGCCAGGGTTTGACGCGCAAATGGCGAAGGCACTGCTCCAATAACAGTTTCTTTTGCAATCTGCACTAGTTGTTTTGCGCCCGAACTCATGGTTTTCTCCTATTCAAGGCATAAAAAAACCACCTTTCGGTGGCATTGGTTTTTAAATTTCTCTTTAGCAGTGTCCGCGCTGTCTTGCTCCGTCATGCTTTTTATTCCAATCAAATGCATCAACGATTCGACCGGTAGGCTTACTATCAATCAGATCGCCATCTGCAATCATTGCAGCCTCCAACTTCTCAAGCTGATCAAGTGTTTCAATTAAGTTGAACAATGGCCGCTGCGTCACGATGATTTTGTATTTGGGGAATTTGGTTTCTATTTCTTCCTGCTTTTCAGCAAGGTTAAGCATATTGGCCTTAGATGCTGCTGCGATAACATAAACCACGCCATCAATAATGAAATCCGCTTCCAAGTCACTGTCATTTACCTGTCTACACGCAAAAATAAGGTATGCATTGTCTGTAATTGGATTCATGCCAAGACCTCACTAGCAAATGGTAGTGATGGCTGCAACTCACTTTCTAAGTGAGCTATTTCATCATCAAGCGGATGCTTTTCTTGTTTCCACACGTTCATGTCTCTAGCTGAACAGCTAACTTGCTGCTTTCGGCTATTGCGATAACCGACAATATGGTTATATCGCGCCCATTTAGATTGAAAGACTTGGGTTAACTGGCTTGCCATCCAGTTAAAGGCATCAATAAATTGCTCTTTTACTGCATCAGCCTTCTCGCCATTAAAGCCCATCACCAGAAACATCCAGCCATCTTTAGTCATTTGATAAAATTTTCTAGGCTTTCCGTTCTGTAACTTGTTGTTTTCAAAGCAAAGCGCAAAATTGCGCTCACGAAATTTCTGTGAGCACTTCATATTTTTAATGGCTCGAAGTACATCAGAGTGTCGTTTTTTAAACGCTTCCGCCACTGCATAACTGGTTGTTTTTGCTTCGCCATTTTCGCTTGTGACCATGGCGCGTAAATTTAATGTTGTCATCATGTTCATAAGATTTCCTCTTATATGACCATGTTCAGAAAAAGAAACTGGCAGGCAAGTTGAACATGGAAACGTGCTTTTCGAACCGTCGTTCTAGCCAGTGGTTTGCCTAAAAACAGGCATAAAAAAAAGCCCTGCATCGCTGCAAGGCTCATTTTCTCAGTTAAAAAATTGGCTAATTGTCCAATTTTCCTGTTTTGAATTTGGTGAATTTTGGTCAATAAAAAACCCCGCTTATTGCGAGGTTTATGTTTTGGGTTGAGTGATTCCCAATTTAGACAAAATAATATATAAACGGCATTTAGGTCAATTGATACTGCACAATTTTTCTAGTTCACTCGGAACTCAGCTCTAATTATTTTTGCGTAGAAATCTTGATCATCCATGCTTTGTGGTGCGTGGACTTTGTAGACTTCAAGATGAGACACACCGAATGATTGCAGCAATTCTCGCCACTGGTCACACAATGCGGTCATAGTAAGCGTCCCATTATTCCTTGGTGTGAAGCACTGAATTGAAATAATGCCGTAATCACGAATGCATGGGTTATCACCAATTGATGCCACTTGACTATCAGCGTACTGTATAAAAACTTTACACCACGGTTTGTTTGTTGATGCTTTAAATGGCTGCCCTTTTTCATTCATTTGGTTCTCAGTGCGAACCACAATGTTTTCTAGTGTTGTATTTAGCTCTGTGCCTAGATTGTTGCTGTTGTCGCCGATAAGTAGCAGCGTACTGCCGATCAGATACTTGCTTCTATCTGCAAACTGCCCGATACGCTTATATATCTCTACTTCAGCTTGAGTGAGTGTCATGCTCATGTTATGCCACCAATTGAATTTGAGTATCCGCTTCAAGCTGCTTTAACAGCCCTATCACAGGTTTAGTTATCTTGTTAAAACACTCAGTATGTCCACCAAAAATTATCTCTGGATGGTATCTGTGTCTTTTTAATAGGCTATGGATTCTTTTTTCCAAATCCCAAATATAGCCAGCATCACCCCGCACGACATAAATCGGCTTAACTGAATAGCCTTTTACTTTTCTAAATCGCTCTTTAATGGTTTCTTTGGTGATACCTATTTTATAGAAAACCTCTCCATTACCTTTCATTTGAACTAGGTATAACGAGCTTTTCCCATCTGAGTATCTTTTACATAGACTTATGTACTTTCCTCTTGAATAGGTGTCTTTGTTTTCATTTGCACAATCAGAGCATCCGTTCCCGCCCTTGTGGCTGTGCGGGGTTTGTTTAAAAACACCATGTTCTTTGCAAATAATATCTACATGAACAAACGCCCCTTTGTATCTGACAAGCGAATAGTCATACCTACTGCCATGCACTTTTACAAATTCAGCAATCACTAACTCTTCGTCTTTTTGCTGAAGATTTGGGTGTTCAGCAATTGCGCACAGTCTGCAATTGGCGCCCTTTGTGTGGTTGTACGGTGTTTGCCAGAAATAACCATGAACTTTACAGCCAATCTCAACGGGTGAATCCACGGATTTAAAGATTACTTTTGAGTAATCATATCTATCGCCATGTTTGGCTTTAAACCTCTCGATTACTTCCTTTGTGCTTCTTCGCCCAACACCTGCACACTCACAACAACCATGACCCTTTAAGTGGTTGTTAGGCAACTGCCAGAAAGAGCCATGTTGAAAGCAGATTATTTCAATTCTTTCTTTGGAGTGGGTGTAGATTGAGTTGATATAGCTATATTTTTCGCCATGAACTTTTCTAGCCTTCTGAATAAACTTTTCAGTCTTTGATTGCATAGCAGGCACTATGACTTTAGAATTAGCTTCAGTCATCTTGTTACTCGAATTAACAGGTTGATTAGACCCTGATTAGTGTTACAAGCACTGTCAGGGTTGTTTACTTATTATACCATAACTATCTATTTATTATACTTATTTACTACAGACTGGAAGGATAGCGCGAATACTCCGAGAGGCGCTTGTTGACTCCACCCATTTTCTAACCGTGTACCGTATGGACTCAATGTTTGGATATACACAAGACCGCCTATTTTCGCTGTAGATGCGACTTTCAAGCCTTCTGCTAGTGTTGCACCACCCGATGGGTCAAAGCCTTTCTCATACATGCCTTGCGGTCTATCAAGCGTTACTTTGTGCGATGCCCGAAATTCACCATCCATGACAGGCGAGCGCACAATAACTTGCTGCAATGTTTCGCCTACAATCTTTTTGAGATGGTCATCTGCATTCTTCACCACATCAAGCGCAAAATTACTCGGTTTGTTTTTCCATCCCATCAGTTTCACTCTCCTGAAACATTGAAAATAGATCCTGAGCAATACGCTGTATTGAATAAGCTTCAAATTCAGTGCTAGGCTTTTTCTCACCCATCAGCTTTTTAATCCTCTGCCAAATATGTACAGCTTCATGCAGCAAAAGCCCATGTACCTCAATCAATGTTCTTTCACTGCAATCACCCAACTGAACAATGCAATGCTTGCCACCATCGTAATAATCAACCTGAGCACCCGCACCTAGATGCATGAATTCTTGTGTGTCGTTCATATCATCAAACAACAAATCGAATTGATCTTGATTGCGGACTAAAGTGTATTTCGAGTGTTCAAAGGGTGAGATATGCCATTCGGGTACATAATTGTTATTGATCATAAATTCCACCCATTAAAAAACCCACCGAAGTGGGCTTTAAATTAAATAGGCTTGATAGGTATTAGCTCAAGCCTCCAATCCCTTTCAAACCTCTTATTTAAGAAATTTGCGATTTGATGTTCACGGTTCTTGAATTCAGAATAGGTTAAGATAATTGCGTTTCTTCCACTCGATACGCCATATCTTGTATACCCCTCATTAGCTCGTCTCGCTGAAGTGTTATTTGATAAGAAAAGTTTAGCCTTTCCTTCTTTTATTAAGTATTTTCGGCCTCTTACTTTGGGGCACTTATTAGCTGGTATTTCTACCTGAATTGTGAAGCAGCTCATTACAAATACAAGTAAATTATAAATTTAAGTAATCTTATAACTCGCCTGCCGACCTATTCCAATGGTCTAAAATTTCCTTAACTGTATAGAATATGTAGCTGCTACTGGATCAGCCCCAATATTCACCACTTTAAAATCACCTCTACTGGTAACCCAAACATCACCGATCTGTGGAATGCCTGTGACCTCATTCTGCAGCACAATAGCTTTAGAGTCTGTCACCTGGTAATCAATTGGCTTGACCATATCTTTTAAATATGAGCCAAACAATACGCCACGCCCTGAGTATGATTCATTCCCTATAACTGGATAAGTCTGCGTTTCAAAATCAAACTCACCTGAGTAAATCAGTTTTTCACAGGTGAAGGTATCGACTGCATCGGCTAGATCTTCATTGAATGCAGCTGCAAGTTCTTCTTGGAGTTCATCCCTAATGCCCATAGCTAAATCCTTTTAAGAAACTGTACTGAAGATCGCTTGGTGTATGGTTTGATCAGATCAAGGATGTATTGTTCATAAGTGTTTAGGTCTTCCGACCCTGCTGCAAAGGTTTTAGACACACTGGTTCCAGATTGAGCTGATACTGTTTTGCTCACGACCGTGGCAGCCTTACCTTGATAAAGCTTACCCGCCAAAATCCCCCTAATAATCTCGTAGGAGGCTAATTTAAGTGGCTCTGGCACCAGACTAGACTCAAGATACCCTTTCACATTACGCGAGCGTAAATATGCATCCACTTGGGAGAGTAAGCGAGCCTTGTCACTAGCGCTTTGACCAGCAAATTCAGGCACGTGTTCCAGCACTTCTGTTTCAGTGACAAAGCTCATTGGTTTATTCCTTTGGTTGATCCGCTTCTTCGGCTGCTTTCGCGGCTTTAGCTTCTGCAGCAGTAGGCTTTTTGGCCTTAGCCTCAAGCTCTTTCACTTTGACTTTTAACTCATCATTTTCAGATTTCAGCTTTTTAACCGCTTCCCGCTCTTTATCAAGCTGCTCAGTCAATTCGGTATTTTCAGCTACCACCTTTTCACATTCGGCTTTCGCTTCATCAAGGCTGGCCTGAAGCTCAGGAGTGATGCCTACATTCAGTGAAACCGCTTGGTTTTTAGGTTGATTGTCGAGAAATGCATAGGCTTGATCGACCAGATCGGCATCTGGAAAATCTTCATCTACTTCAACTGAAGTCACACCACCGATTACACCCAAGAATGAGCTTCGATAACAAACATCAGGATCGGGATGCTTGGGAATGTTTTCTGTATAAACTACTTTCATCTTTATGCTCCAAAACAAAGGCGACCGAAGTCGCCATGTTTATTAAGGTGTTGCTGTGCCAGAGATAACCGCAGCAAATGGAACCTGCTTACGATCAAATACACGCTCCCAGTTTGCAGCATTAGCATACTGCGCAATAGTCGGAGAGGTGTTTGGACTGGTATTACCCTTCCAAGAGAAACCTGCAGGTTGCAGCAGGTAAGTCTTACGTTCCCAGAGGATTTCAGCACCACCACCATTACCACCAGATGGCTTACGCTCAAGCTCAACAGGAACTTTAGGTGTACCTTCACCGTAACCGAATGCACCGGCACCAAAGATCAGAGATAAATACTGGCCATTGCCGTAAGTCAAACCATCATCCATAAAGATTGGTTTACCTAGGTAAGTGGCCAAGATAATGCGACCTTCGGAGTCTCGTAGGTATTCAATTAGATCCTGCTTCACCATCTGGTTCATTACGACTGAGTGAACACCCATTGCTGAGAACTGATCGGCCGTATCACCTGCAGTAAATGCCGCATCCTGGAATGCACCAGCTGAGATGGTAGCACCCGCATCAATGACCATGTCTCCACCGTCATTTGCGATATTGGAAGCAATCACACCTCGGGCAGAGCCAAGTAAGTAACGCTGCCATTGGCGCTCCCAGTATTTACCAAAGCGGTTGCGAATGTGCTGCATTGGCTCTGAATTGGCTAGTTCAGCTGTTAAATCCGCTACGCCATATCCTTTGTTTAGATACAGTGTACGAGCTTGCATTGAACCTTGAGCTGCTTTACCAACTTCACCCAGATCGTCTGGATCATCATTGGACAGGTTAGGCGCTTCATCTGCATCTAGATCTTGCCAGTATGCAATCGTAGAAGAGCCTTGGCCGTTATTGGCAATCGCATCTAATGCTTCGTTTTTAACAACGATGCCAGATTGATATACTGCCGTTTTTTCCGGGGAATTAACTGGATCGAGTGTCTGGTAATAATCCCCAACAAAGATATCCGTTAATTGTGTAGTGGTACTTGGCATTTATTATGCCTCCTTAGTTTTGACTAATTGCTGAAATGCATTTGGATTTTCACGAGCTAAAGTGGCTCGCTCTGCTTCTGTATAGTCAGACCATTTTTTGTTTGGAGTACCCGAACCAGGTGCACCAGAACCATTCGCTTTAGGCCAGAAATAAGCTTTCTTCTCACGTAAGCCTTCAACCCACTCTTTTGGAGATAATGGATTGGTGCCGTCTTTCCCAATAATCACTTCCCCATTTTCATCGATGGCCACAGCCTTGCCGTTTTCATCTAGAGAGAATTGGGATTGAGCCAAGAAGGCAATATCTGCTGTAGCCTCACTTAAGGCCCCTAGCTCCACTGCTGCTTGTACAATTTGACCCTGGACCACGGACTGCTTGAACTTATTTGCATAAGCTTCGGCTTTGTCTGCACGCTGCTTTTCAGTTGAAATTAAGCGTTCATGTTCCTGCCGCATCTTTTCGGTACGTTTCTGGATGACTTCATCAATCTTGCCCTCGGCAATAAGTTTTGACTCTTCATCCTGACCAGCTTTATTCAGCAATTCTTTAACGGCTGTAAGATCCACGCCTTCTAGTTGAGACTTAATCCCACCTAGTTCAGTCTTAAGATCTTTATTGGCTTGAATCAGCTCGGTGTTTTTGGTTTTCAAACCCTGCACCTGCTCATCGACAGCTTTTTGAATGGCCGCTTTAACTTCTGGGTTTTCTAAATCGATTTGGTCTGACATTGTTTTATTCCTTGAATAACCGCCTAGCGGATTTGAGATACCTGAGCTTTGCGCAGGCATAAAAAAAGACCCGTTTGGGTCTAGGTTTGGATTTGGTTTATTTGGGCTTTGTGCAGGCCTTTAAAATTGAATCATAAGCAAGTTGTTGTTCGGGCGTGTAACCATCAGGTTGTTCAGGGCCTGACTCCTTTTTAACATAGAAAGTCACAGATACCATAGGTCTATCACTTGGGTCACAAAACTCCCTTAAATCATTTGCTGATCCAGAGATGCACACAGGTCTTGTCATAATCATGATTGCTCCCGAAATATAAACTCAACCTTGCCTTTAATAATTTCGGTCAAGATTTCATCTCTTTTCTTATTTAAAGCAAAACTACCATCTGCATTTTGTTTGTGCTTTTCGATATAACCTTGCTCTTGGTCAGCCACAATCACATGATTATGCTGAATACCATCCACCAGAACACGCACACCTTGGAACTTGCGCTGAAGCTCAGGATCAGATGTTAGGTCGTCAACAGTTACTCTCATAACCCCAACTCCTTAAACGTTTTAGCATCCAGCGCCTTCAACTCATCCAGCGTGTACATGGCGCCTTGCGGATCGACAAACTTATCGATGCTGTAATTGCCTTCTTTGTAAAGCTTGTAGCGTGCTGGGCCGAGCCATTCTTTCTGGAAAAACTCATCAGTCTGGTCGAAAAACTTCTTAAATGATGTATTGGCATCTAACTGACCAATCAGGTCTTTACGCTCATCCTTTGGAATATCGCGCACCTTACGTTCATCCATCACAAAAGGACGTTTGCCAGATAGCTTTCCGTCTGCATCAACTCCCACGAGAATACTGCGGCAGTTATAGTGCAAAGGCGGCCTTGGGTGTGGCTTATCAAGCTCATACACCGACTGATCCAATACAGAACATTGCTTGGATGTTCTCCCATCCAAAGTACTGACGAATTTCACATGAGTGAATCCAAGTGCCTTCCACGTATCATCATAAGCAACATTCGCCACATGGCTTCGTGCAGTTCTGACAGTTCGTTCAATCTCAACCTTGGTCGTATCCCAGATACCACCAACATAAGCGTACTGATTGCCTACCTTGGTTCGCTTGCCACGAATACGGGTAATGATTTCCTGATTCGTCTGACCCTGATTGATACCGTCACGAATGGCATATTCAACCTGCTTTCGAGCCTTATCCAGTACAAAGCCAAACATTTCATTAATGAGCTGACCGCCTGCCAGTGGAGTGGCCTTTGCTTTTTTATAAAGCTGCTCCCCACTGACCGAAGCTGCTACACCTGTCATCAACTGACTAACATACGATGCTTCATACACCGCCATGCTGACCGCTGATTGATGAAAAGTTTCTGGCACCTCGACTAAAATCTCTTTAAATCGGTCATTCAGTAGGCTTCGGATTTCTTTCAATTGATCAGTTGTATATTGACCACTCGCCAGTGCGATTCTTTCAGCGTCAGACAGGCTTTCAAGCAATTCCCTTAGCTCTGACACCATCTTATTGGATAGTCCGTAAAATCGGCTTAAAACCTCATTTACAGCTTGGGTTGATGCTCGATAGCTATAAGCAGAATGTTGGCTTAAAGCATTAAGCATTGCTTTCTGTGCTATTTGGTCGTTCATAGTTCATACCTGGTAAAGCACCCGCATTCTCTTGCTCGACTCGTTCCATCTCATCCTTATACTCATGCTCTGGCAGATTACCCGTCGCAATGTATTCCCAATAAGTCTGGAATGAGTTTTTACCAGCAATGGCGCCTTCATAAAGCTGTTTGGCCAATTCGATGTCATATGCAGTGGAGCTAAACTCTGGCTTAACACTGAATGTATATTTTGATGGATCCAGCTTTAACCACTGAGCCGCATACTTGATTGCCTGCTCAATTGCTTCGGCAGCACACATGACAATGCTATGTAAGCTTGCATGCTGGTCATCCTGTCTAGCCCGACGTGCTTCACCTGATTCCTGAGTATTGGTGTCAATAACTTTAGCACCCGCTTCCAATGCTGCATTTTTCTGTGCATCCATTTCAGCTTTGGTTTTGTCGATACCAACACCTTGAATTTCTAAGTATCCGCATTTCGCCTCTGATGGAAGTAGCCATGCCGCCATTACACCTGTCACAGAAACATCATCGTCATCATCCAAGCCACTAATCCATGGCTGTGGATGAGCTGTGTGATGCAAAGACTGGAAATAATCAGCTGATAGTTGGTAATACTTCAATGCGGCCTTAGCCATAGTCAGTAGCGGTACAGTCCCCACACTTGGCGCATTGTCTGTCGTGCCACAAAATACGAATGGGGTGAAATTCAGACTATTACTGCCGAGTGTCGGAGTTTTATCCTGCTCAATGCTACCGTCAAATAATCGAACATTCAAAGATCCATCTTTTAGACCTAAAACCCGGTGAACAGTCTTAGTGCTATGGCTAAATTCATCTTCGCTATTCTCGAATTGTTCCTCAAGCACCACTAGGTTCAGGTCTCGACGACCACCAACATTGTTTTCCTTCCAATTAATAATAGATAGAGCGTTATAAAGCGCAAAATATGGCTTTCCATCACCATCTACATCAACTAAAAGGCCGCAGCGACCATATTCGAGCAGCTCAAGCACAACCCGGATAAATAGCTGTTTTAAGCCAAACCCATCATTGGTGGCGTTTTCACTGAGTCCAGCCATTAGATTACCAGGCAAATTGATTTCAGGATTCAGCTTGGATACCAGCCCAATCATGGTTCGTAATGAATCTTGCACCCATAAAGGATATTGTGCCCGGGAGACATAACCCTTGTAGATCTCACCAGTTAGATCACCCTGCTTTTCAGCTTCAACCATCCCCGCTGATTTTGATAGATATTGGGTCGTCGCCAATTTAATGGTTTCTTCGCCGGCTACAGCATCCTGCATTACCTGCCAGCTTTTCTTTGCAGCAATATACTGCGGATGTTGATCTGTAACTGCCATAAATGCACCAATAAAAAAGCACCCCGAAAGGTGCAAAATGTTTAAGCCATACCGCGGATTCTTCGAATACCCACAGCCTTCTTATTAACAGGGAATAGATAAGCAACCGGATATGTACCAGCATCATTCATATGGTCAAAGCCTGCTTTCTTGTCTGGTTGTCCGTTCTCGTCGTAAATCTGACGTTCCTGACATTTCGCAAAGTGTGGACACTTGGATGTATTCACAAACAAGCGTCTTTCACCCAACGTATTACAGAGCAATGAGTTCATAGAGTTAATACGATCTTTCACAGCCGGGTTGGATGCATTCACATACACCTTAAAGCCTGCCTTTTTCAGCATCGCAATATCGGTTTCACTGGCGTTATTGGATTTGCGGTTATCACCTGAAGCATCCGGGTAAACACCAATTGAATGCTTTGGATAGCGCTCTTTAATCGCCTCGATCATTGCAGGCGTATCAAATAGATTTACAAACTCATCTACTGCATGCATGGTGTCACCACGACGCACATAAACCACAGCAGCCATTTTGGTAACGTTAAAGTCCATGCCGATATGAAGCGTGTCACCATCCTGAACCGTTTCACTTGAGCTATTGAGTACCCGGTTAAAGCAGTAATAAATAACGCCCTGATAACTCTCAAAACTAGCTTCATATTCCTGACTGAATGTTTTCGGGTCCATCTTGCGCTTGGCAACAATGATTTCCGATTCAGGAATATTTCCGCCTTGCAATGATGTATATGAGAAGCTTCGACAATCAGGCTCATGACCCGGCTGACCATCCATGAAAGTGTCATAGCAATGGTTGAAGCCTTTCGGTGTACCAATCCTTAAAACATGACCACCAACACGCTGCTCACCATTCACGATGTATTTGCATGTTGACAGCATTGGGCGTAGGACTTCTTCCCATGCAGCCCACTTACAGTCTGCCCATTCATCAATGATCAGGAAAAATAAACCAGATCCACGAAGGTCATCATAGTTATCCAGACCAACCACACGCATGACATGACCACTCTTTAAAGTGATCGTGCATTCAGTTTCGTTTGGTTTTCCTGCTCGCCATGATGGTGGAATCGCCTGTTTTAATCGTTTCCAGAAGACACGCTTGGCCTGCTTGAATGTAGGTGCTGCATACCAGATTTCATCTTCAACCGACACATTCCATTTAGCTGCCAGTCGTGCAGCTCGACGCATCTCAGCCTTGGCCAAGAATGTCTTGCCAAAACGTCGACCACATACAGCATCACGAAAACGCGCTTCTTTTTGCCAGCCCCATAAGTAGATATTGGCCTGCTTTGGTGTAAGAGTGACTGCACCTTCTGGTGGCTCAAAGAATTGGCTCATTTGGAATTTCCTCATCAGGGTTCAGGCTGATTTTGTAATCTTCCTCAGGAGGTCGAGTTGCAGGAGGTCTTACTTCTTTTTGCAGTTTCTCAAGCTCTAAACGCTTAATCTCAATTTCAATCTGTTCTTTTTCAGATAAGCCACTTGGACCAGCACTTTTACCTGACTGCAGTAATCCTTGCGCCTGTTTAAGCACGTTCTGACGCATGACTTTGTTTTTACCCCAATCGTCATACATCTTTTGGAGTTCTTTAAAGTGGAATGCTTTGTTGGCAATCGGAATGTCTTCGATATTCTTCTTGAAGTCTTCCCGGGTTCTGTAAAACAAGTCCTTTAATTTTTGACTCATTTTCTCGCCAGTCGGCTTGGTTGGATCGTAGTTTGCGCACTGCATTCTCTCGATCTCAACCTTGAAAGTAGTCTTTACAGCATCTGCAACTTGTTGAGGTGTTTCAAAACAAGCAAGACTTTGAACTATAAAGATTTTCATAGGTTCAGTGAGTTTTGCCATAACCACCCCTTTGTATAGCTACGTAAAGAATTCTCCTACGCAAGTTTCAATAAACACGTACCGCATGCATGAGCAATATTAGCCCGAGATATAGTTGGACCATCATTTGCAAGCTCTACCATTTTTTGGACATCTGGTGATGTACCGTAACGTTGGACCACACCATGGAATTCTTCAACATCATGACCACGTAAGAACAGTCTAGGCTCACCCATGGATGTATATTCAAACTCACCATGCCGATCTTTCTTATGCCCAATGTGATAAAGCTCATGCTCTACCAATGCACAGAAATCCATATCACTCATCACCTGGCATACACGCGCATCCAATGTGATGATGTATTTAGGTACATCACCAAACCAGTCAATCAATTGAAGTTCTTGTCGATCCTTACGCCAACCACCCACATTAATCATCACTCTTTCAGTCTGGCCCAATACGCGACGATCTTTAGCTTCGCATTTGGTATAGGCCCACAAGAATGAAATCTCAGGAGGTTGAAAGCTTAATAGGTGCTCATGGTCTGGATTGTGGAGTTTCCCCCATGACTCAAGAAAGGTCTCTCTAATCCACGGCCATAAATCATTGTTTGCTGGCTCGAAGTGAAGTAGACCACCAGTTTCGATAAATTCTTCTTCCTCGACATCTGTGTTCTGATTGTCTTGGATTGGCGGATATGGTCTTTTCATAATCTTCAGCCATTAAAAAACCTCCCAAAGGAGGTCTTATTAAAATCAAAATTGAGAGTTTTTCTTTCGCACCATTTCCACTACTTCTTGTGCCTTAAACATTGTGCGAAGAAGCTTTATAAAATTTGAATTAATTCTTGCCCCAAGAATCCTACCCTTTCTTGTCTCTAGCTCAATATGAGTATAGCTCTTTGATATTAAATTTATAAAATCATCAGCATTAGTATATTTTTCAGGGTTAGACTCATAATAGTTTTTCAATTCAGTTAGACAAAAGACTTTCTTCTGTATAGCGGTCTTATGTTTTCCAAAATCTATTTCTAGCGTATTAGGGCCAACTAAATATAGCTTTCTGGTAGACGAATTAACCAATTTGTTATTTGTGCTGATTACAGGCATTGAGCTTATCCGGTTTTTTGCTTATTTGGATTGAGCATATCACTAGTCCATCAAATATTTAAGGTCATCTGGACAAGTCAGCTTCACACCATCTTTCAAGCACCACATTTCAATATCAGTTAAGAACTCAGCCATCTGCTTTGTCGTGGCCTCTGTGATACTCATTCGATTTGATACAAATTGCCGTAATGGCTCATAGCCCGGATTGCGCGATTCTCTTAAATCCCGAATGACCTTGAATGTTTCTGGATATTCGCCAACATTGTCGCGATTAAAAATGATCGACAGGTATTTGTATTTGAAGAATGCTGCCGATTCCTCTTTGTCTAAACCGCGCTGCTTTCCATACTCAGTCATCCATAACCAGTACAGTCTTCGCTGAGCATCTGAAAGCTTATCTTGTTTCTGATCAATCACCACCCTTAACGGCTTACCCTCATTAATCGCTTGAGTGTAATTGGTATGCATGTAGTTAATGGCTTTGGTGATGTCAGCATGCGACTGGATAGGAAACACGGCTTTTTGCATTTCCTATCCCTCTCAAGTTATTGCGCTTGGTGTAACTTTTCTTTCAACAAATAGCCTTCAAGCTGCCAGATTTTATTACGTGCATTTTCGTACGCAACCTTCTGACCAATTTCAGCATTGAAGTTTTCAGGACTTGCACATGCCGATTCACCCGTAACCGTGAAACCATTTTTCAAAACGATTACGCAGAAGGTCAATAGGTCAAGCTGCTGTGGTGGATTGATGAATCGCTCACCTTCAGGCAGTGAGTTAAATTCTTCAGAAGATGCGAGCGCACCTGCATAACCGTCACCAGCGGTAAAGTAATGAACACCTTGAATAACTGAATCAATATGATCTGGTGTTAAGCGTGGTGCATTAAGGCCTTTGTCTTGAATTTCTTGTTCAATCTGCTTTTCGTTTGACATTTTCTTCTCACATAAAAAAGAGCCACATGGCTCAGTTAAAAAATCTCTTTGTCTGTTTGATTCAACATCCGATTCACTTTCGCCAGCCACTGATCAAACATTGCTTCACTCTCTGCCCGATTGCCAAGCTGGAATGTATCGAACTGGAAATGACAGGAATGGCATAGCGGCACGGTGAACTCATCACTGGCCTTAATCGATCTGCCCTTACCATGCTTGGTACTATTTGAATGAGCAGCCTGGCTATGTGGATTACCGCACCGGATGCATGGCAGCTTTCTGATTGCTGCGAGTCTTTTGTGGTTGCGCTTCATAGAGATTGATTCTGATGTTTCTTGCCCGCTCTCGGTGGCGTTTAAGCTTTTCATCAACATTCACCATCTCTTTAGCAGTCATCATGCTTCGTGACAGGCTGAGTAGAATATCAATCTGGTCGCAATGTTCTTTTAATTCCCTTTGTGCAGATACTATGTCCATAAGCTTCACCAAATTATTGCAAGTGCCATCAGCACCCAAAATACCAGACCAGCGATAATCAACTTGGTTCTAAGCTTCTTTTTAGCCACTTCATGTACCGCTCTACCAAATACATCATCTTGAGCTAAACATGCTTCAGCAGACTGACGATTAAATACGACTGGCTGAACTGGTTTGTACCGAGCTTGAGCCTTAGTGTGTTGAGTTGCTTTCAATCGCTTTGCTTTCTTCTGTTTTCGATTCACATTCACCACCAATAAGAAAAGAAAAACCCCTCAACATCTAGAATGCGAGGGGCTTTGATTGCCGTAATACGTCCGGCGATTTTGAAATAAAAAAGCCCGCTTAACTCTCTCCAATTAAACGGGCTTGACTTGCATCACAACGTCTTTCTTCTTTTGCAGAGCAACTATATTGCTTAAATATTGCAGCTTTATGAAACAGCTCTTTGCTTGAGTGATTGTTATTTAACTTCTTTCAAACAATCCCGACACACCTTGATTTCTTCATCATCAACCGTGTAGTAGATCTCAGTCGCACCATGTAGGCCAAATAAACACATCAGTAATCTAAGCATGATTTTACTCCTGGACAATCAAGCAATCATGTCGCAAGAAATGTCAGTTATTTTCACTTATAAAACATAAATTTATAATATTCATTGCTGAAATAATGTCATTAACTTTGTCGAACTAAGCAAGATTCCTTCCTGGTTAATCAAGCATTTTAATTTGGTATGATTACACTAATATTTCTCAGGGCAATAAAAAAGCCCACCATTTGGCGAGCTTTTAAATCAACTTAGTGCATCAACGTACACTTCGGTCACTATAACAGAAATATGCCATATCTTGGCATGCCAGTCAAATACTATTCGATTCTCAATCGTTTATCGTGCCCAGCTAGATAAAACTTACCTGCATAGATCATATTTCGCAGAACATTTCGACCTAATTTGAATTCTTCTTCCATCTTTCGATCTGATAACCCACGTACATTACGCTCTACAAATAATTGAACTGCACGCTTACCAGACTCACAAACTACCGTCGACTTATTAAAATCTACAATCAACTTCCGCACCTGCTCAGCCTCAAAATCATTAATCTGGCAAATGACCTGATCCTTACGCGGTGCCACCCCTTTGTTATTTTCAAGAATCAGCCAGTAAATCTGATTTACCCCAAGTGAGTCCGGCTCATGTCCTGACTTCATTCGTGAAATCTGGATGTATGCCCCATACTGCTTAAGCCAATCTTCAATACTAAAACGATCCCAGTTCATAATTTCTGTCTTAACCATCGCATTCATCCCTATTCCCTCTTAAATCTTGCTTAAATCTAAAATTGTCATTGTTCCCCAATGAACTGCACCAGTATCAATCCAGTAGCAGTTATCGCGCTTGCATGGCTTCTGGGTAACCGTATGCCCCATGATTACCGCATCAACTCCTGATACATGGGTGTATTGCAGATTTTCATCATTCAGGCGCTCTCTGCCCCACATGGCCAACTCAGATGGATCGCGGAATGCTGTTGGCTCTTGAGTGAAAGTCTCTTTGAATTCATCCCAATTGTTCTGCTCAATATGCCCATGAACAAAACCGAACTTTTTACCGTTGTGATTGATTTCTAAAACCACTGGCAATTCAGCGAAGGTTTTCGCAATGTTGTACATCGCCTGCCCATCCAGCATGTAAAACCACTCACCACCATTCGCCACATGACAGCGCTTATAGGATTCGTTATGCAGCCCACCAATACACAAATCCTCGTGATTGCCACGCACTGACGTAAACCATGGCCTGGACAGCAATTCGATACACTCAATATTCTGAATGCCACGATCCACCAGATCGCCAACCGCAACCAACAAATCATTTTCAAAGTCGAAGCCAATTTCTTTAAGTCGAGTCATAAGCAGGTTGTAGCAGCCATGAATATCCCCAACAGCCCACAATTTCCCTTTAATTTCTTTATCCCAAATTTTTACTAAAGCCATCTCACCCTCGCTTAATTTCTGAAATTAGCAACATCGCAGCATCCCGCTGTTCCTGATTCGTTCTGCCCTGCCAACCTGTAATTCGATTAAAATCTTCTGCTTTCAGCTTTGTGCGTGTCGGCTTTACCAATACCACCGCTAAACCGCATTCTTTTGCCATTTCTGCAAGCAATTTACCCGTTGCATGGTTCTCCCCTACATTCTTGGCAATCTTCTCTCCTGCGGTCTTAGAATGACCAAAACGGAAGTTTGATTTTTTGTTCAACCAACCCGCTTCAATGACTACCTTCTTAATTTCATCTTGATGGCTTCGGAATAGCTCTACAGTTTCAGGAAAGGTTAAGTTTTTAAGTTCCAGTGACTGCCCTAAGACAGCCACCCCTGATTTTTCCAAGTCTGGATCAATGCCGATAATCAGGTCAGTCATTGGCACCTCGCAGGGCTTCCAATGCCGACTCAATACTTCGTTGCAATTTATTCATTCCAGCTTGAGATAGGTCGAAAGATCCTAAATGCGCTATAGCCTTGGTGACTCGATCTAGATAATCAGCTTTTTGATTAACCAGATTTTCTATGCATTCAGTATGCTTGTTGAGCTACCCCTGCAACTCCTCAACCTCCTTCTTCTTCTCGATATAACAAGCCTCCATGTTGTTGAGCTGGGCTTTTAGGCTTTCAATCTGCTTCTCATACTTCCGCAGGTCAGCGTCCTGCATCTTGATTACTTCATCCATTTCTTTGATGGCGGCTTCTTTTGCTTTCATCATGTCGAATAATTCAGCTACAGTTTTATGCGCTATATCTTTAAACTCACTCATATTCAACCTCACACAAAGCCCACTTAAGCGCGACAATTTTAAATAGATTGTTATGTCGCTCATGAAACAAAGGGTTATTCACAGACCATGCCCACAAAACCTCCACGTCTTTCGTAAGCTCATTAATCTCATCATTGCGTTTTTCGAGGCGACTAATTTCATGCTTGATCTCAACGGCTGTTTTCATCTCTCAATCACCACTGTAGTTGGGCTGATATGGTTTTTGATGTCGCTGCAATGGTCAGTGCGGTCGTGGTCGGCTAGAGCGGCGCGGAGGTCTTTAATCAAGACATCGCCTTTGCATGGAATACCACCACTACCATAGGCCGCAAGATATACGTTGAAGCTTTCCGCCCACTCAGGTGCCCCATCCACAATCTGCTTACACTTTTCCAAACCCAATTTTTCGATTAAGTTCATCCTTTTACCCCTTGCTCATTGCTTTCCACTTCAAGCATGACCCACTGAATTTCATCCCATTTCGCCAGTGAAAGCCCTGTCTCCATCTTCGATATTTCTGAAATATACTGTCTTGAGCAGTCGAGCTTCTCAGCCAGCGCCATACCTCTACCGCGTCTTTCTAGCAACCACTCACGCAAAGCTTTATTCAGACTTTTCATCCCTGTACTCCCGCTGCCTGCGCTTCCTTCTTGCGCTTTCTCAAATCAGCCATATAGATACGGCATGCTTCACGAGTCTCTGGCGTTCTGATTCCGTAGTTATAGGCTTGGCGCTTTGCCAGAATTTCAACCCAATCCACGGTTTTATTGTCGTTTTGGTCTTTCATGATTCACCAACCCGCTCCACAATCGTCTTAATGGCCTTAAGTGTTAATTCATGGTCATCACCTGGTACAACAAACAAGCTTGCAATCATTTGTACTTTCTTGGCGTACTTACGAGCATCTTTGCGATATCTATTACGCTCGCGATCCAGATTTTCATTAAAGGCAAGCAACTCGGCATGTTCTTTTTGAAGCTGCTTAAGATTCATTTCTAGGTAATCCCTCACACCCCACCCCCTGCGCTTTGCAGCTGCTCAATTGCCTGACTATCCAAATTCGAGAACTGGCAGTACTTCAACTGCGAATGCATAAACGATGTGCCAATTTCCCCATGTCGGTTTTTCCCTAAAATCGCCTCGGCAATTCCCTGGAATTTAGATTCCTTGTGATAAACCTCGTCTCGGTATAAAAACAGGATCTGATCAGCGTCTTGCTCAATAGCACCCGATTCACGCAGATCAGACATGATTGGTCGCTTATCTCCACGCTTCTCCAGCTCACGATTCAATTGAGAAAGCAGTACAACCACACAATCAAACTCCTTCGCCATGGCTTTAAGCTCACTAGTGAAGTACGCAATCTTTAAATCTTCCCGAGCAAAAGGCTTGCTGGTTTTCATGATTTGCAGGTAATCGATAAATACAGCACCGATAGAGCCATACTGATGTTTCATCTTGCGCATGGATTCGCGGATATTTGCGATAGATGGGCGTGAGGTATCATTGATCTGCATTGGCACGTTTTGAAGCATCGTGACGGCCTGTGTGTAGGCTGAGAATTCCTCTTTCTCTAACAGGTGTGGTGCATTGCGAACCTTGCTGATATCCGCAGGAGCAGCAGCACAACAAAGACGCATGGCAATCTGCTCTTTTGGCATTTCACCCGACATGATCAAAACTGGCTTTTGCTGGAAAATTGCAACATTGCTGGCAATCACTTGGAGCATTGTGGTTTTGCCCATCGCAGGACGTGCGGCAATTACCATCAGGCAGCCTGGCTCTACATCACCGAGTTTCTGATCCAGATCATGAATGCCAGTCTGAATACCTTTGATTGGCGTTACACCCTTTGCCAATGCATCCAACTTGTGATGCATCTCTACGAAGGTATTGTTGGCAGCCTCATGGATGTGAAACAAGTTCTCAGTGCTTTGCTCTGTGTTGATTTCAGAGAAAGCTGTCTGAGCATTCAAAACTAGATCACCGCGGCTTACAGTCAAACTACGCGCATTCTGGATAATCTTTTGGGCCTCTGCTTCCACTTTGCGGCAAGTGGTCAGGTCTTTGAGTTTTTCAGCATACGGCACCAGGTTGTAAAGACTGGACGGTGTATCACTCAAAATATCCATGATGTACCGCTCACCGCCGGCAGCTTCTGCAAAATTACGCATTTCCAGCCACTGGTTGACCAGCACAGCGTCATAAGGCGAGTTCTTGGAGTCTAGGTCTACAATGGCCTGAAAGATCAACTTATGGCGTGTAGCATGGAAATCTTCATCAGTCAGCAGGTTCTCAACTTGAGTGTATGAGTTCGCAACCGTCATCAGTGCAGCAAGCACCACCTGTTCAATTTGCAGATTGTGGATAGGTGTATTCATCACTGAGCACCTCCTAAGAAACCTTTTGGTTTTGAAGGAAGGTTGATTGCTGGTTGAGATGGTTGTTCAAATTGGGTTACTGCCTGAGTGCCATATTCAGGATTTTGTTTTTTGTACTGAACAAACTTGTCGATAATCCACGCTGTGAATTTATGGAGTTTTTGAGATTCAGATAAAACTCGACCATCAAAATGAGAATTGAATGAACTCAGTTCAAATTCAAAATTTGGTAATTCAAAAATTAATTTTAGGTTTTGTTCATGTCCTGCAATCTTGATTTTTGTTTCAAGTGTTTTTTGATCAGGAATCCAGTCGTGTTCACAAACAAGATTCATTGAAAGATTCATTGGGAGATTCCCTATCCCAAATTTGGGTTCGTTACCGATACCGTTTTTGGGTTCGTTACCCTCCAAATTTGGGTTCGTTTGACCGTCTTTAACTAACCCATTATCGGTATCGTTCCCAATTTCGGTATTGTTCCGTTTTTGGGTTTGTTTAACTGTACCAATATTGGGTCTGTTATCTTCACGTGAACTAACTCCAATTAGCTGTAAAACTCGAACTTGTTTTGTGTGACCTTTACGCTCACCAGTGTCCGAAACAAGGCCTAATTCAATAAGCTCGTTGACAACTTTTTGAACCGTTTTAATGTTCAAAACAGTATCTTCAGCAATACGTTTATTGCTTGGATAGCACTTATGATCCTCACCAGCCCGATCAGCAAGTGAAAGCAAGATGAGTCTTTGAGGTGAGCTTTTGACTGGCGCACTCCATGCCCAATTTGTTGCGTCAATACTCATAACATCACCTGCATTGCGAATTTGCATAATTCATTTTTCGCTTTAGCTACAGCCTGAGAATTGGCAATTGTTTTTTCTGCCATATATCGCTCGACTGCTTTTTGAAACAAATAAATCTTTCTGTTTACTTCGATTTCGGTTAAAATTTGATTGTTCATAATGGTTTACCCCTTGATTGAACATGAAGCCTGACCTCGACCGTCAGGCTTTTTCTTTGCTTGAATCCCTGTGAATCCCTTCCGATCCCTCTCCAAAGCTGACGTCTGTAGACAGATCCCTTACTAAAGCTCCTAATCCCAAGCGCTCGAATGATTTTGCTTGTAAATTAAGTACATGCCACTCACCGACGATTTCCTTCTCTAGGAGATACGCCAGGTATTGAGCAAGGTCTTTACCCTTAATTTCGGCAAGTAGTTTTGCCCGCTCATGGATTTCAGGAGACAAGCGAACATGTGTAGATTTCTTTTCAAGACTCATAAATTCACCTATGCGCTTAGCGCTTGGTTGCGGACGTAATCAAAATCTGCTTCTGGACAAAGCAGGTCGCAGCTAACTGCACCATAACTTTCTTTATCAATTTTGATTGCTAGAGAGGCGCTGCATTTGCTGTTGCCATACATGATCTGGTTTAAGTAGCCCAGTGATGTTTGGCAGCGTTTTGCGAAAGCTTCTCGATCACTTAAAGAAAGATTGGCCAGGAAAGCTTTTAGCTCGGTTGTGTTTGCAGAAGACATGTCTAAATCTCCCATTAGTTATATTTAGTAAATACTAATTTTATTTACTAAACAAGTCAACAGAGATTTAGTGTTTACGAATTTACTTTTTACTAAAAAATAGATGAAATAGAACTATGGATATTATTTCTTTACGACGCGCTAATTTACGCCGAGCAATTGATGCTAAAAATAAATCAGAAGGGTTTTCTTCGGATGCTGCTTTTTGTGAGCACTACGATCTAAACCCCAGCCATATATCTCAACTTGTAAAAGGACATGGGAGTTTTGGTGAGCGTGCAGCTCGAAACCTCGAAAAGAAGGTAGGTTGGGAAGTTGGATTGTTAGACAAAGAGCCAGTCAAAAATATTTTTGGCGAAGAAACCCTGGCGAATGTTCCTCGAGTTAAGGCGCGCATGGCTCCTGTTTTATCTTGGGTGCAGGCTGGCAACTTTACCAATGTGGCAGCAGTTGATATGAGTCAGGTTTCACAGTGGCTGCCCTTACCAGAAGATGAGTGTTCAAACTGCTTCTTTCTTAGGGTTCAAGGTGTAAGTAATTTCCCAGATTTTATTGAGGGTGATTATATTGTTGTAAATCCAGATGCCTATTATGGAGACATGCAGTCTGGTGACATGATTGTAGTTCGTCGAGGTGATGATGCTACTTTTAAAAAATTGGTCATTGAGACAAATGGAAAAAGATACCTTCAGGCATTAAATCCAGATTTCAAGCCAAATATTATTGAATTTGATGAGGAATGCCAATTTGTGGGTCAAGTGGTGGACTGTGTGCGCTATGTTTACCATGCTAAACCGCGATTAAGAAAAAATTAAAAATAAAAGCCGCTATATACGGCTTGGGTATTCGGGACGCCTAATCCCGAATTGCAGTCTAGGAAACTGCTAAAGGTGATTTTGTGACGTGAACACTCTGAGAGTGAGGCGAGGCCTAATGTCATGAATGAGCTGAAACCCCCCTCCGGTGTGGCCACACCTTCAGGGCAAGCGCCCGGCATGGCGCTATATAAATACACACACCAATATAAATATTGGTGGGCGCCCGCCAGTGAATTACAAGGTAAATGCCATGTTTTCATTGACGTTGCGGACCAAGAAGGGCTTGAGAGTATCGGTAAAGATAAATCTTTATGCGGTACTCGCATTCCTGACTTGGTTTGCATAAACCCGAGGGGGTGTAATAAGCACCCCCTCACCTATACTTAAAATACATAAAATTAAATCAAAAAACAAATGCCGCATACCCGAGCGGCCCTTGGATCGGGTGGAGAAAATGATGCTACTTGATAGGCAGCTACAATTAGAACTCATGAACAAAATGGCAGAAGTCTATCCATCTCCATATGATTTTTCAGACCAGATAAAAAATTCAGATGAAGATCAACTTAAAAGAATTTATGCCAATCTGTATTACCTGCAATCTCACGAATTGCTTGAACCTAAAAGTATTCACTTGCGCTTTGAGCTGGGTGGATCAGGAAGCCACTTATTTACCCTGGGACTCCCTCGACTAACTGAAAAGGGAGCGGATTTTATGGCGAATGATGGGGGTCTATCTGCCATATTGGGTGTTGTCACGGTTAAGTTTGAAGCCGACCAGCTTAGAATGATTTTGCAATCAAAAATTATGGCAGCAGACCTGCCTCCTGCTGATAAGCACAAATTACTTGATGGGCTTCGATCGCTTTCTGCCGAGAGTATAAAACACCTGACAACGAAAATTGTGGATTTGGGTTGGGACAATCTAGGGACACTAATTCGGATAATTCAAAGCAGTATTTCTTAGATATTTGTTTGAATTTTAGATAGCCGATAGGTTTGGTGTAATCACCAACTGGCACGTAAAACTCATCACCTTCACATGGAAAATTCTCAAGGTAAAGCTGAGTAGATTTTTCATAAAGACGGTTTTCCATTAATACAAGAGACTCAAGTTTCATAACAACCTCGGAGAAAATAGTGAATCAACAAATTAAAGAAGCCTTGGCTCTGGAGCTTACTAAAGCAACTATTGCTGATACCGACCCCTTAATCATCAATATAAAAAGTGCTGATCTTTGGGTTAATACATTTAACGAATCTTTAAAGGCTATTGAGGACTCTGCAAAGCGACTTGAGCCGAAACGCAAAGCCATATCAAGACCTATTCCAGGGATGACACCACCTTAATCATTCATACTCCATAATTTCTACATTGCAGTTATTCTTGGCGGCAAAGTCATCAAGAATAACTTTTAGCTCGTATGCTTTTTTAAGTTTGCAGGTTATTTTCAAATTGACCATACATTCACTAAAAACAACGCTCTCTGCCTTAGTAACCTTGTCATCTAGTGAATCCAAATCACTTCCTTGAAGTAGTAATTTTTCAACCATCTGCTTACGCCATTCAAACATTTCATTGCCTAGACTCATTCTTATCACCTTTGATAATGGGTTTTCTTTTGTCTATTAAAACATGAAATTCAGTAAAAACTAAATTAATGCTAAATTTATTTAGTAAATACTATTGACTTAATATTTAGTAAATACTAAATTATATCTCACAAACAAAGAAAAGCCCCAGCGTTGCGGAAACAACCTGAGGCGTGACCCACCCTACAGTGAGTGAAATTATTATGAATACAAAAGTTGATGAAGGCAAGTTGATTAGCGGGAAAGAAGCAAAGTTGGCTTGGGCTAGTGGCGAAAAATTAGAAATAGACACTGGGCTAGGATTTGAGGATTTAGGCGATGATTATTACTTGGCTGTATTTGACCGTAAAGGAAATAAATTCCGCCTCAAGCCTCGCACCATCACCATAAATGGAATTGAAGTCCCTGCGCCTTTTGAGCCGAAAGAGGGTGAGACGATTTTCATTCCTGCTAACTTTCTAGCGCAAGGCTATATGGAATGTAAATATCCGACTTTTGAAAAACATGTTTTTCAATTCGGAGCATGGCGCACAGAAGAAGAAGTCCAACAAGTCGTTGAGGCACTTCGCCAAGTATTCGGAGGCAGCCATGACAACTAAATTCAATATTCTCAAGTCTGCATTCATTGCAGCATCAATCAGCGCGGGGATAGCAGTAGCTTACGCTTTCCAGCCGGCTAAAACTGCTGATGAATTGGCAGAGCCGCAAATCAACATCGCTGCAAAGCAATACGAAGTTCAAAGCGTGAATTGCAATCAGGTGGGTTTCGCTACTGTTAAGGCTGATGAATACAGCATTTATGTCGAGTATGCCTTGGATGATGGCTCAGTCGAGTTCTTAGACATTCTCAATGTCGTACGTCATGAGGAAGCGGTTAATGCCTATGTTGATCGTTATGAGATTGAAAAGATTAATGCTGCGATTGTAGGGGGTGTGAAGTGATTAAGGTTTTGTATGGATTGATTGGCAATAAGATTGCTGTTGTCGATGCTGACACCACTGTCAAAGCAAAAAAACAGTGTTTTAAAGAAAAATGCACAACTGTAATTGTTGCTGAAAAATCTGCTGAGTTAATGGATGCGTTCGCTAATGGCGACCCTGTAACTATGGATATGTTTAAAGGAGTGGAGTTATGAACACTTACGCTCAATTCTGTGGATGTGGTGCGGCAATGCGACCTATCCAACACATCGGCAATCAGTCTTTATTCCTGTGCCGTGATGGTCATAGCACCAAGGTAATTGACTGCAAGGTGAGTGAAGATTTCACCCGTGATTTGTACTTTTCAGACCTGCCAAGCTTCAAAGTGGATCTGGATATTTCGATTGAAGATAACGTGCTGACGTTTGGTTTATATCGCCAGATTGGTGAAAACCTGTGGGCAACGGCTGATTGTTCAATGCCTGTATTACCTCACACGATGACGCAAATGCGTAGCTCGAATGGTGACATGCGATATGCCGAGCCAGTAGATATTGATTCTTGGCTGGTGGTGAAAGATACGCCTGTAACCTTGCTGGATGTTTGGAACTTTGAAGCTGAGGAAGGTCAGACATTTATACCAAGTGATGAGCAGATTAAACAATTACAGCGTCTTCTGAATGAGTACGCAGAGCAAATGTTTGAACAGAAATTAGATGAGCAAGACACGCGGATTGCTGAAAGTATGGCGGGAGATTGGTAATGAGTGATTGGGATCGCCTCCGCGCTAGATACTCAAGTAAGGGCCAGTATTTGAATCGAAAGGTTTTATTTAAGCGTGGTGATTTTGAAGACTTCTCGAACTGGCTTGTGGATCAAGGTGCTGAGGTTTTATCTGAGCCTAAGCAAGATGAAGCTTTGCGTTTCAAGCTGAATGGTGAGCTTGGGATTGTTTACGGCAAAGGCTCTGGAAATCTACTAGCTCATGATCTTGGATACAAGTATGACCAAGATCGCGGCTATAACATTACTCGACATAACGCAATGAATATGAATTGGAATCTGCCAGCCAAAAAGCAGATACCAGGCACACCTAAGAATGATGTGGTGACTTTTGAATATTGCTACTCATGCAAAGACATTCAGGAGCTTTGCGGTGACCAGTGTTCAGTTTGCCATAGCTACATCAAGTTTTAAGGAAGAATAAAAATGAACAGTAAATTCGAATTAGAAATTGCAGACCAAAATATTGTTGTTGCTGCGTTCCGTAAGCCAGGTGGCACCACTGAATTATTCGAGCGAATTGCTCAGGAAGCGCGTTCACATGTTCCAGATGTGACCACTAAAAAAGGCCGTGACCAGATCGGATCACTGGCAATGAAGGTGAGCAAATCTAAAACCTTTATTGAGAAGTGTGGCAAGGAATTAGTAGCTGAACAAAAGGCTCAAATCAAGCTTATTGATGATGACCGCATTGCGACTGTTAAAAAGTTTGATGAACTTCGTAATGAAATCTTGGCACCGCGTGATGCTTGGGAGCAGGCTGAAAAGGATCGTGTGGCGAAGCATGAGCATCATATTGCAACTATTCGTATGGCTGCCTCTTTAGCTACTGCTGCTGATAGCGAGTGGACAGCTTTTACCATCAAGGAAGCGATTCAAACGCTTGAAGATAAGGTAATTGATTCATCTTTTGAGGAATACGAAGAACAAGCCAAGCTTGCCAAATTTGAAACACTGGAAGTACTACGCAAAGCATTGGTGACACGCGAAAAATACGAAGCCGAACAAGCTGAATTAGAACGCCTACGTCAAGCCGAAATACTTCGCCAGCAACAAGAGCGTGATGCTCAAATTGCCCGTGAAGCTGCTGAAAAAGCCACTCGTGAAGCAGAAGAAAAAGCACGTTATGAAGCTGAACGTGTTCAACGTGAAAAGCGTGAAGCAGAACAGCGTGAAGCTCGATTAAAGGCTGAAAAAGAAGCTGCTGAATTGCGTGCTATGCAGGCTGCTGAAAATGAACGTAAGCGTATTGAGGCTGAACAGTTTGCTCAGGCTGAGGCTGCACGTAAGGCGGAAGAAGCACGTTTGGCTGATAAGGAGTATAAAAAACGCATTTGCAATGAGGCGCTGGAAGCACTGCTAACCATTCCTGGAATGTACACAGATTTAGCAAAAGAAGTGCTGCGCTCTATCCATAAAGGCGAAGTGCCTCACGTTTCAATCAAATTTTAAGGAATAAGAACATGAATGCAGTAGTTCAAACAAACCCAGTATTACCAGCAAATTCACAGACTTCAAACCTTGTGCTTGATCCGATGGCGATGCAAAACATGGTGTCTTTCGCGGAGTTTATGAGCAAGGCAACTATCACTGTGCCAAAGCACTTGCAAGGTCAGCCGGGCGATTGTCTAGCAGTAACCATGCAGGCCATGCAGTGGGATATGAATCCTTTTGCTGTGGCTCAGAAAACCCATATTGTGAATGGTAATCTTGGTTATGAGGCTCAGTTAATTAACGCGGTCATTATCTCCAAAGCCCCTATTGTTGGTCGCCCTGACTATGAGTGGTATGGCGACTGGTCAAAGGTAGATGGCAAGACTTGCAAAGCTCACGATATTGGCGTCCGCACATGGGTAACTATTAAAGGTGACTCAAGTCCACGTGTGCTTGATGTGTCATTTGCCCAAGTTGGAAATGTGCGTAATTCACCTTTATGGGCAAACGATCCGAAGCAGCAGATTGCATATTTAGCAACTAAAAAGCTAGCCCGCCTTCACTTTCCAGATGTGATTTTAGGTGTGTATTCAGAAGATGAACTGCTGGATCACGCACCAATGATGGATGTAAGTCCTGCTGAAAATAATGCTGAATACCTGGCGTTTGAGGCGGAGCATTTGCCTAACTTCCAGAATGAAGCGCAGTACGGATCTGGGCGATTGCAAGCAGTATATGCAAGCCTACCTAAGAGTGAGCATAAGCGTATTTTTTGGACCACTCATTCGGTTGCCTTAAAACAGGTTGCTGAACTTGCGGATCAAGCCCTAGCACGCCAAGGAGATACTTATGACCATTCTCCAGCGTAGTGAAGATTGGCATGCAGATCGGTGCGGAAAAATCACTGCAAGCCGAATCAAGGATATCGATGCCAAGCCAGTTAAAGGCAAAGCACACAATGCCCTAACCTTAACTATTCTGACTGAGCGCCTTACTGGCGTTCAGGAGGAAACCAAAACCACAAGCCTAATGCAATGGGGTATTGATCAAGAGCCTTATGCGATTGCTGCTTATGAAAATGAAACCGGTAATTTTGTAGTTGGAACAGGTCTGATTGATCATCCGGTTATCAAAATGAGTGGTGCTAGTCCTGATGGGTTGGTGGGTAAAGATGGGCAAATCGAGGCTAAATGTCCAAGCTCGCAAACTCACCTGAATACCATTTTGACTAAAGAGGTGCCTGCTGAATATGTGCCACAGATTACTTGGCAATTGGCCTGCACTCGTCGCAAATGGTGTGACTTTGTGAGCTATGACCCTCGCCTGCCTGAGCATTTGCAACTGGTGGTTATTCGGGTGAATGCAGAGGACTTGGATATCGCAGGTATTGAGCAGTCAGTGATTAAGTTTAATCAAAAAATTGACCAGATCATTGCTGAGTTGGATCCGCAGAAGGTGGCTGCATGAAAATTAAAGAAGGTGGTGGGATGGATATTCAGAATATTGATTTAAGACGTGGTGATTTTGAAGCCATGCACCCAAAAGCAAAACTGTTTGGCTTTGATGAAGATAAAAAGCTATACACCGGAGATGGTGTTGAGAGCATTAACGACCAGTGGACGACTTGGTGCGCGTGTATTGGTATGTTGTGCTTGGATGGTAAGGAATCCCAAGCGGTGCCGGAGTGGAAAGATTATGAATTAGAAAAACCTAATGATGGTCAAAAATGCTTAGTGATCTTTGAAAGCAAGGATTGTGAGGATGCTCAGCGCTGGATGTGCATCGACGAATTTAATGAAGGTATGTTTGATTTCATAGCCAATTGGGAAGATCAGTGTGCAAGTGTGGCATTGCCTGCTGGTTCTATTATTTCAAAAGTACGTGCGGTTTGTTGGACTACAACAAATCTAAGTAATGTCCCGCTCTCTTTTGATCAGTTTTATGAAGCACAGGAGCCAGCCAATGACTGAAATTCAACAAACAAACATTGCTGTTGCCAACTACATCATTGATCAGCTGTATAAAGAGAAGCCTTTTAATTTGGTTTTGGATGCAGGTCAGACCGGATCTTTATACAACATTGCGAGCGAGTCACATCACTTGCACAGTGACTTTGTTCGCAAGCTGGAAGCAACTTTAAGACAGCGCGTGAACAATGATACTGGCGTGATTCTTGAGATTAATAGCAATGCTGATCTGTATTACCACATGCTTTCATCATATATCGCAAAGTTTGATCAGTATGGCGTGGTGAAGAGTTTGGGAGAAGTGTCGTGAGAAGTCCTGATCAAATTGGAATTACCTGGGAAGAAAATCAACTCTTAATGCAGCAACTCAAAGAAAAGGCGGCTTTAGAATACCGCCGCCAGCACAATATTTATGAGGTTGGGGATTTTATTTTTCATCCAATGTTTGGTGCTTTGTTTGAAATTAAAAGAATTGCTGAGAAGTATGTTGTTGCATCAACTAAGTCGGGATATGAGACAAATCTCTTAATTGAGCTTATTTCGCACGCCACTGATGAAGAAATCAAAGCGGGTAAAAGACTGGAGGTGAAAAGTGATAGTTGAATCTGAGCATAATCTACTCCAAGCCATTTTTGATGAAATGCAGGAGCTCAAACGAGCAATGGCCCATCAAGATGAACGCCGGGTAAGCATCAAGGAGTTTGCCAAGCGCATGAACATGAGTGAGCCAACTTTGTATGACCGGATCAAAAAGGGAGAAATTGAACAACCTCACAAAGATGGTCCACGAAGTTACTACCTTAATAGTTATGTGAATGAAGTTGTCACAAGGCATTGTAAAAGTGCTAAAGTAGCCGCTTGATTAAGCGGCTTTTTAATGCCCTTAAAATCAATCACTTTATACAAAGTGAGTAACATTGTGAGTAACGTAATTTTACAATGTTAAGTAATATACGAAAATTCAAGAGGTTAGGCTCAAT